TGTCTGTACCAGAGATCATAACTTGCCCGTTGGGTAATCCAGTAGACGTTATTGAGCTTGTTTCAGAGCTGAAGCCTATCAGGGCATTGATACCTTCAAGTAATACTCTATTACCCTCTAAGTCTATGTGGTTTAGTATAAACCAATTTCCCCCTGTGAGTGTTATAACATTACCTACGGGAGTGGGTAGGTCACTTAGGGTATTTATTAAATTTAAGTCACTAAGAGCTTCAATATCTCCCTCTAACCCCAATAACGTTTTATGGAGCTGTTCAACATTCCATTTCCAACCGTTTGGAGTAAATATCCTTGACATGATTTAATCCTCAGATTGGTGTTGTCTTGCTTTAAGTTCTATCCTTAACAACTCATTCTTTAACTTCTCACCTTCCATCTCTATATTCTTTAATTCCAACTCTAGTTCTTTCATCCGAGTATCTTCTTTGGCTTTTCTGTTCTCTCTGGTGGTAGAGGCAAAGTGAGCAATAATCATTGTAAGAACTAGGATGAAAGATGCGTAAGCAGCGAAGTGGGTTAGGTTTGAATTAAACCAAGAAAGAAAATCAATAACCCACACAAGAACCCCACTGAATGCAGTTGTAATACCTGCCTTATAGTTAAGAAAAGCTGCCTTATATCCCAGTACTGTTTCTGTTAGCAGTTTTACCATTTCTTATATACCTTGCCCACAAGATTAAACTCACTGTCAACGTCCCTGAGAAAACGAGTATTCCTAACACGATTTCCATTCATACGTCCCGCCAATAAAAATAAAAGCATAATTACACCCCAGTACAAATAAACTATTGTGTTATAGGTATCTAAAGATTGATTGTTGTATTCTAAACTCCAACCCAAGAAATGTACTGGAATCATTATTGTAGCGATGGGGATGAGCCATTTGACTAATACTGAGTTTAAGCAGCCTCTCATGCAAAACAACATACCAACTAAGAACATCTCAGAGATAGCCGCCATTTTCAAAATGTGTAAAGTGTTATCCATGAGAAGGGAGGTAAAATAAACAAGAAAGGCGAACACCATATAAATCAATGCAGGGAATTGCTCACGTTTTACCGTGAGCGTAGCTGCAAGGGTAAGGATGATTAAAAATATCTCATTACCCACAACGTTATCCCTTCGCTAGAATATCAACTGCTTCTTGCTCTGTGTACACTGCAATAGAATCATCTTCTACTACAATAACAACAGGAACTACTTTCTTATCCTCACTCATTACAAGTCTTGAGGAACCTGCTGAGCTTGAACTACCGCTTGAAGATGAACCACCTCTTTTCACAATTACTGCTGGCATACTTATTTCTCTTTGTTAGTTTGTGGATTGTATATTTTTAATTGTTCTTCTTTCCATGTAATTAACTCATCAACTACAACTTGGTATCTTTCAATACAACCTAAGTTCTTTCTGTTGTTGATGGCTAATTCTCTTACTGTAGTGAACCCCAGTGTCTTCTTACAAGGGTGAATCAACATACCTTGGTCTGGTAACACCGCAACCTCTTTAGTTTGATAAACCACTCTCTGACAACCTGATAAACTTAGGATCAAGAGGGGCATCAATATCAACGTATTCAATTTCATTCAACACCCCCTCTTCTACAGAGGTAATCTTAGGTTGTACACATTTAGGTCTGTAAGTTTCTATTCCGGTTATAGAGGTTGTGGTGTGAGTCTCTATATTACCCAACTTAACCAAAACATCTCTTAAACTCTTCTTAGTTACCTCACAGCTCTCAGTGAGTTTATCTTTGCTCTCGACTAGATCCCCATAATCCCTCTGTAAGCCCTTGTGCTGCTCTGTGAGCGATGCTAGATCTTCTTTAGAGTCAATGTATAGGTATGTTACTAGAGAGCCTCCTAGGACACTACAGACAAGCAGAGTGGATAAGATGACTATAAGTTTTGACTTAATCCAATTTACAATCATTCTGCTTATCCTCGACCACTTCTTGTTTGATAAAACTACCTGCAATCCCCATAAGGGCGAAGGTTGCCATAAGAGACAACCCAGCCCACATAGGAATATAATCAATGTAGGGAGCCATTGCTAGCAACCCTACAGATGAGATAGCAATCAACAGATGAGTGATGAAACTATAACGTTTAAATACAGTCTTCCAATCTTTGTTGATTTTCATTTAGATATACAACCTAAACCCTTTGAGGTCTGTTGCTGTACTGTCTGCGAACACTTTAACAACAGCCACAGGCCATGTTTGTCCTGCTACCAATGTTACAGTATCCTCCACTCCGTCATCACCTACATAATGTAGTGCCCCTGCACCACCTGCATAGACACCGTAGGCTTTCAGTGGGAGGTTTGCTCCACTGTTAGGGGTTATAGTGGCTGCACCCCTTGCTATTGAACTACCAATAATACTAGACATTCTTTATACCTTTATTTAAAGTTGAATTTTAAAACTAAATCCCAAAACCTATACCAATCCCTAACCCAATAAAATAAGATTTTGGTGTAGAGGATGTGACACCTTCGGCGGTTATTGTTACCGAGTGGCTATGCATTATTCCTGTAGCCAATACCCAGTGCCAAACCGTAGTCGTAATCGGAACTGATGGTGCAGATCCGCCAGTGTCCGGCAACCATGTCGCATCTGCATCAGTTCCAATTATTAAATCACCATTTACCGGAGTGTACCCAGCCGCTGCTAAATGAAACCCAAGTTTTTTGGGGTCATATAAATCAGGCGTGTTAACAGTAGTTGGTGTCATGCCCGCCGCTGAATTAACAACAACTGATAAAACTGCAGTCTCAGATAAATAGTTGAATATAATATTCTGGCTAGATCCGATTAGCGGGAATGTTTGACCGTCTACAAAACCGCCAAAATCAAACGTCGGATTTGTTGCAGTGCCGCCTAAGTTAGTTAAAGGTTTTGCTGCAAATGTCCCGCTTGTTGGGGTTCCGCCAAATCCGGTTAATACTGCTGTGTTACCTGTAGACCCCGCATTAATTCCTGCCCCACTGTTAACACTAACGATAGTCTGTAAACTTACTTCTTTAACATTAAATACGTGTGCGTGGGTATAGCTGCCACTTGTCGATGATGTGAAGTTAGCAGTTCTCGCCGTGTCAACAACGTTTGCGTATGAGATTAGCCGAGTTGTGCCTACAGATCCTACACGGGATGGGTTTGTGAATGTGAGGTTTGTGCTAGATGATGAACAGGCACCGCGAGCAACTGTGATTGAGTTTGCTTCACGAGTTAGCGGTAATGTGATGGTTCCGCTTGCCTGAGTACCATAATTTTTATTGATTGGCAGCTGTTGGGAGCGGTTTTGAAGAACGCAATATTCAACCGATTTTAATGTCCCCCCTTGTCCTGACGTGGACAGTATCTGTCCTTCAATGTTTGGAATCTGATGTTCGAAAAAAACATAAGAGGCTAAAGCTACGCGGGGGATATCAACACCTACGGGATCTCCAGTAATGTATGCTGCAAACTCACCGTTTGCCCCAACGCTAGTGGGAGTGCGTGAGTTTGTCGCACCGTTGTACATTTGGACAGTAATTATTAAATTACGATTTGGCCCAGCTGGGATTGCCGGAATAACCACAGTAGCATTGCCCGCTCCATCAGCTATGAGAATCGTACTATCTGTTAAAATATCTGACATTTTACGACCTCGTGAATGCTACGTTTTCAAGCCAAGTGCCATCAGCAAGCTCGATGTGAATGTAAGTGCTAGCCCCGAAATCGTTATGGTCTTTTAGCACTGCCTGTACCGTTCCTGTATTCCATATTTCAGGGTAGAGTATGTGCATATTTGAGGGGCCGCTAACAGTGGGCGAGTTAGACACATAAACCGCTGCACGAGAGTTTACACCTGTTGCGATATACACATCGTTGTAGAGCGGAACAACGTCAACCCATGTCGCTTGATTTCCAAACCAACCTGGGATTCTAACACCGTCATAGTCTCTTGTTGTGAAAGCCCCGTCACCACCATCACCATGAAAGGGGTCGGTAGTTGTACGAACTGTTACGCCCCCAGAATTATCGTTTGCGTATAGAATTTCAGCCGTGCGGTCGAACTGATCATAAGTGCCAGCCCCATCTTGATAATATGAATACATTGTTGGCGCTGTTAATGAAAACCCCGATGTGATTGTCCTATTTTGCGAGCCGTCCCACCAAATTGGTGCATTGGTATTTCCACCAACGTAAATCGCGCCATTCCCTGTGTGACTTGGAATGCAAACGTTTCGATAAGGCGCACCAGTGCCTACAAGGTCGGCATCACCCGCAGCAGTTTTACCAAACCACGACATTTTCCACGAGGATACAGCAGGGAAAACACCAGCAGAGGCAGCGCCCGGAAACAACTTACCAACAGGCACATAAGTACGCTGAGAAAATCTGAATTGTGTAGTGTTGCCGAACTTCTTAAATAGCCCAGCCATATTCCAGCTATTCTGTCCAAAATTCTGAGGGTCACGTCCAGACAACCAAGTCCTATTAGTTGCTGGGTCAAAATAAAGTTTAGGGATACCTGCAACATATGTTGTTATATTGTCCCAATACCCAACATCTGGCGTTCTAAATGCGGGCTGAAAGTTGTTTCCAATAAACTGATCGAACAGAACAACACTAGGGCCACCACCAAAATTCTGCCCACCCGTAGCGGTTACTGTGATCGTTTTATTAATGGGTGGGGCAACATAATTTGATTCAAATCTACTCGTTGCTGGATTTAGCAACCAAGGTGTTAGTGAGAAGTTAGCCATCACTCATTCCCTCTCATACATAATTTCATTTCATTCAACCTACGTCTGTGTAAGCCCCAATAGAACTTCCCTTCAGCAGAAGCCCACACAGGTTTACCGTCTACGCCCCAAGCAATTGCTCTACAACCTTCAACCATATTTCCAGCATTAATTAATCTAACTGCTCTCGATTGACTACAAACTCTTTCAACTCCCATGTTATGGGATAAGCTGGTTAAAGCATCAAAAGCTTCTTGTGTGGAGTAGGGCATACATTTAGCCAACTTAGTTTGTGTATTATTAATTACAAAAGATTCAGCTTTGTAACATTCTTCTTTAGTCCACACTTCACCAACAATAATTGGCCTCTCTTTATAGGAGTACTTAGTGATACCGTTACAAACTGTTGGTAATCCACCAGCAAGCTTATCAGCATATACTGTAGTAATAACCTCACCACCACTCTCCCACAACGTAAGGAACGCTATGAGGGATGCAGCAGCAAAGGTTAATGATTTAGTTGGTACTCTCATGTAATCCATCCTTTCAGAACATTTGAAAGTTGTTTAAGGAACTGAGGTGATAACCTCCAAACCTTATATTTAATTCCTAGATACTGTGCAACTAATTCACTACAGAACCATTTGTCAACATCTTCGTATTTCTTATGTAATGCTAGAGAGAGTATCCCCAGCATGTCATACTTCTTACCTATCTGATCTCTAGCCCAAGCTAAGGAGTTTTCTAAATCAGAAATAGGGAACTCCACCACTTCGTGTTTAATGTAGTGGGATTTCCATTCATCTAAAGTTATTCTCCGCACCCCTGACAATAAAGTTGTGTCTATCACATAATCACCATCAATGATTGCACAGTGACACCAGCTAGAAAGGGTGAAAAGTTTTATCAGGAGTGAGAAAGGTAGGTTGTTTGATCCAAAGATAACTTTAGCAGTTTGCATTTTTAGCCTTTGATTACCTGTTTAACAGCTTCTAATCCTGCAATGTTTGCGTAATGGATAACTTTGTTAACTTTGTCCATGTCTGACTTACAGTAAGTGAGGACATTTTTGAATGTTTCTTTATCTAAGTGGATATTGAGTTGTGCTTTAAGAATAGTCTCAACACAAAGTGTTTTAACTTCCTCAATCAATTCAAGTTGTTCCACTGCTTCCACAATCTGTTTTGTTTTAGTTTTCATTTAGTTTCCATAGTTTGGATGGTCTGCCATGAACTGGCCTACTGTTGAATAACCTTTACCACCATTGGCAAGCATTTCAGTATCTGTTGGTACAGCAGGTAGTCCAAAGATGACCCTTGACTCAGCAAGAAGTTCTAAAGACCATACAGGAGGGGATAATACTTCTACAGACCTACCAGCACCAATCAACCCAAGAGCTTCTAAAGCTTGTGTACCAGATATAGTTTCAGGTCTGTCTAAGTGGACATAACCAGCAGACATAATATCATCTTGAGCTACGGCCACCGTCAACCACTGATCTTCTGTTAGGTTTAGGTTTAATCCTAAAGAAGCTTTCTTTAAGGCTCTCTTCTCAGCAGCATTGAAACGGTTACGATAAGCTAGTCGAGTTATTATTCTTCCGAAGGTTGGGGATATATCAACAGGGGGTAAGAACTCCCCACCTATGTAGCGCCACCCGTTCGTTATTTGTAACTCAAGAGGGTGCCCTGTAAGGTCATGGTAAACTGTCCCCATCTGCCCCTGAAACTCAGGGGGTATTACATTTAAGTTGAAGATTGAACCAACTGTAAAATCATAAACTTGGACTATCTTCATTAGACAACCCCAGTTCCGATGTTAGCAAGGGACTTTATATACTTATCAAAGTCAGATCGGAGGTAAAGCTTACACCCCATAGTACAAGTCTCTCTGAGGGTGGATATATAAACTTTGTCATTATCTAGGAGTATAATATTATAAGCATGTAGTAGTGCAGAAGTTGTGGTACTCGCACCAGACCCAATATTACTCCCTAGATGAACTGGTATACTAAAACCTGAGATGTGTCCGTAGGTAGTACTTACCAGTGCGGGGCAGGAGAATGAGGAGTCTAAAGCGGATGTGTACTGAGCAGTTATGCCAACAGTACCATCTTGAGTTGTGTAAATAACACCCTTAGCTACATACGCACCTAGTGTTACAGGGACATCTTGTGTGACAATAGCCCCCGAGGTTTTATTAAGGGAGTGGGTGAAGCCATTGTAGTTAATCTGGATATCACCAGATGTAGTATTAACCTCCATCGTACCCATATTTATCCCACTAGTGGGCCAGTTCAAGAGTGTTGTGGGTGTGAAGCTGGCACCTATGGTAGTGACTGCCCCTGTAGTGTCACTTATCTTAATAAGCCTATAACTGCTACCTGCGTTAATGAGGACATACAAACATGAGTCGGCAGAACTGAAGTGGAAAGCCACAGCCACAGCGGATGTGAGGTAGGTTGTGTAAGTTACAGCTGCAGTAACTGAAGCTATACCTAACGCACTTGTCGTGTATAATGTGACCCCTGTATCCGCTGCGGTGGCGAAAGATCTATCAGAAGCCCCTGCCCTATAAACAGGGGTTTTGAAAGAGCTAATAGAATTGTTTTGTCCATACAGCTGAGTGGTTATAGGTACAGGCTTCATCCTATACAACAGATAGTTGTTAGAGGAAATGCCTGTGCTATTAAAGTATGAAACACTCATTATCTTTTATACCCCTGAACTGTTGTCGCAACTGCACCAGTAAGTGATGAGGTTACTAAAATTAATTTATCTGTAGCTGAGATGAAAAGGGCTTCTTTCTCAAAACCAGTCACCCCTGAAGCGGTGATGGAGAAGTTGTGTACTTTTACACCACTTGCAGCATCTGTTGCACTTATATAGAGATCACATGTCGCTAAATCACTGACTAAACTTCCATCTTTCAAACTCACACTGATATTCACGCTACTGTCCATTACTGCTGTATTCGAATATACAACAGTTTCTGTATTAGTAGTGATTAACTCCTGTTGCTTAATCTCGTTAGACTTCGAGTCATATTCGACACCCATAACAACAACATGAGTGCCTGCCTTGTCTGTGGTGTAACATATGCGCTCCCCTGCTGAGAGAACTAAGGCACTCCTTTCATAACCCATTGCAAGGGGAATACTGTCCAGTTGAATGGTGTGGGTTGCACTAGGAGTCCCTGTAGGACTCCTGAATAGCGTTACATTGTTTACCCCTACCGTTGCATTGGTTACTATCACAGACACCTCAGAGGTCTTCCCAGAGGGTACTGTGTACACTACAGCAGTTCCAGCACCAGTGGATTTATGTGTACCCAATCTACCTGCTGCCATTAACGTTGACTCCTGAAATAATTATCTGCATCTGAGATATACTTTGATTTGTTTATGTCTGCCAATGCCACTGCATTGCTCTTTAAAGTATCCATCTCTTGGTCGTGCCAAGCTGTCCATTGATACTGTAATCTATGTAACCAGTTAAAGAATTCTCTTGGAGGTGCTTCCCCATAATCCCAACCATATTCTTTATGGTACGTGTCGGGAGTCTGTACATTGTTTGCCCCCAAAAGCCCATTGCCAGCATCTAGTAAAGCAAACTCAGGGAGGATTACCGGTTTTGTAAAAGGCATTTTAAATTCCTAATTAAATTGTGCTTGTATATCTGCTGATAAACTTACCACCAGATGAATCCCCTGTAGAACCAAAACCCAACCCTATACCACCCTCAAAAGAGAATACAGGGTCTGCATCAAAAGAGGCAGTAATGGATGCTGTGACTGTGACAGGGAGAGCTTTTGTTAATGTGTTGATTACTGCTATGGTGGGAGCACCTACATCAGAAAAGAGAGCAACCCCAGCAGGGAATTCTTCTTTCATTGTTGCAGTGTCACTACCAAGAAGAATTCTCCATAAGTCTAATACAGTAGAGAATTGACCTTCACCAGCATTGAGAATCTGTTGTACTTTTAATACTAACCTGTAGTCAGTGTCATTAAGACCTTCTCTGCGTTTACCCAGTATCTCACCAATACCATCTAATTGAACACCAACAGCATTATCAATACTTCTTTGCGATTTTATTTCTTGTAGAGTATCTTCAATTTCTTGAATCTCTTCTAAGAAGATTTGGATTAAGTGTTTGTAGTTCTCAGATTCTTTAAATTGCTCAGGGAGCCTACTAAGACCCCTCGTAACATGATCTACCATGTTAAACCTCGTTTACAACTATTCGTGTAATGTCAAACACAGAACGTTCTTTACGACCAACTTCAATAGGAGTTGTTGCAAATGGTGTCCAAGTAATTAAATCAGTTGAAGATGAAATTCTAATTACAAGAGACCCAACACCACCAACACTACTAAAGATTGTGCCAAAGAATCTTTGTGGGATTACGTCTACACCAATATTCAGCGTATCTCCATAAAGAAGTGCAGCTTGTTTAATACCATCTTCACCACTTGATGCAAAGGATTCTTCATCATATTTAGTGTAATCAATTTCCATCTTAATGTAGATGTCTATCGGACGGGAGAAGTTTACGACTTGAGATAAACCATTATCATCAACGATAGTTCTTGCAATATCACCTACAGTTTCAATACCTGCTGGGTGGTATCTCCAGATTGTCTCTGCAACCTCTTGTTCATCACCACCTTCCACAATAACTTCAAAGGATTTAGGTGGTCTTCCATCTACGTCTACTTCAAAACTTCTGTTAGCTATAATGAAAGCTGCTGTTACACCTGCAAGGTTTTTAACATTAGCTGTGATGGCCTGTTCTGTAGCCGCTCCAATAATCTGTACTGACTCATACCTACGAACTCTCAGTTCTTCATCAGTCTCTCTTTCCCTACCCTCTACACCATCTTCTAGGTTAGTTACAGAAGTAACACCAATAGCTGGGATGAGTAAAGTTATAAGTGTTCCAGCAGGAGCTTTAACTTCCCCAGTATTCTCAGCTACAACAGTAACTAAGCCTGACACAGAAGTAACACCAAGTCTGGCCCCAACAATAATAGGAAGTACGCTAGAAGGCTCTGTAACGTTGATACGGAACGTTTCGGTTGTGGGGAGGGTCGTAGTAACCCCTAAGCCTTCTAAATCAATAGCGGCCTTTAGTGAGGCTACAATCTCCGCTGCTGTAGCTGAACCATCTGAAGTAATGGAAACAAGAGTGCCTCCGATAGTAACTTCATAATCTGTGGTATCTACTACAGCAGTGACTTCTAAAGTAATGTCACTGAATTGAGTATTCTGTAAAGTCAAATCTGAACTTACTAAGAACCTTTCGTTAGTGCCAGTAACGGTGACTACAGAATCTTCAACTAATACACTGCCCACCGCTCCAGTTACTTGTAATACTGCTGTAGAGTTAGATGCTGCAATTCTTCGTACATTTACAATGTCTGCAACATTGTCTAAGTTAATGTCATAAGAAGTTTTAGGGAAAGCTGCATCGTATGTGCCTTGAACCCCCATCCAAGCATCTGATAACTCATCTGAAAAAATACCGACCAAAACACCAGAGGGGGTGTTAGTACCTACAGAAAAGGGTGTTCCATACCTATCTTGTAGTTTTGTAGTTAGACTATTAATGATTTCTGGTAGGGTTTTTATCACCAAACCTTCGCTTGTTAATCCTGCCATTTTAATCTCTTATAAGTTGAGGGACAGTGAGTACACAACCCCTTCAGTTGTTTTTATTTTAGCGTCTACTTTAAATACCCGAGTAGAGGGTGTGAACTCTGAAGTGTAAGTTAACAACTCATCTACATCAGGTTCACTTGCAATAGCTAGTTTGAAGATATTGTCTAAATCTTCTCTTGTTGTTCCTTTAACAAAGACTTCCTGAAAGTAGGGGATTCCATACTCTTCATCTAAAAACCATTCACCTTTATAAAAGAGTAATTTGATTTTTAATCTCTGCCCTAAATCTTGTGTCTTTGTTGTAATCTCTTTAAATTGGAAATTCTCAACAAAGAGGTCATGTGTGTTTTCATCTAATTGCAACATTAACTTATCGTCTCAAATGATGGTGGTGTTGGGTTTGGATAAACAACCGTCCAAATAATTGTTTTAGCGACTGTTTCAATGTTGGTTATGAAGTTTAAATAGTAAGGTGTAGATTCCGTAGTTGAGTAACTTGCTGTAACAGCAGCAGTAAAGGCCCCCACTTTAGAAGAAGCATCATTACTAGCAGAGACAGAACCACCAGAAGGTATTAATTTACAAGTAGACCAATAATCAGCTAACGCTTGTCCGAAGTCGGCATCAGTTACAAAATCACCTGTTGATAGAAATGATTGTAAGATTGAAGCATTCTCTGATCCAGATGCGGTGCCTACTACGTCCCCCCCTTGGGTGTAGGTCTTATATGCGTTAGCAAAGTCCGCTGCAAAACTTGAAGAAGGCCATGTGGATATTGCTGAATCATTGGCTGAGTTTATAGCTGAAGCACAAGACAAAGCATTTAGGCTCATATGAATGTACTCGTCGGTTTGCTAAGATTTCCAATATGTTTGTGAGTGTTAGCACTTGAGCCAGCATCAGTAATCACATCATTACCTACAGATATCCCACCATCCACCCTTAACTCCCCTGTGCAAGTTGTCTGAGGACTATCAATCGTTACCGATTCAGAAGCATTCACATTAGCCACTTTAGTATTGACTTCAACCTTGTTAGTGGCATTCACAATAACTTGCGTAGGGGAATCAACCAGAAGGTCGCCAGAAGGCGTTAAGGAGATTTTAACCTCCTTACCTGTATTGGCATTCATCCTTAACACAGTGTTCTCTGGGTGGATTCCTAGAGCCTTTGAGAAGGTACTGAGTCCTGCAATTGCGATAGCGTCTGTGTAGTTATGCTTCCTAAAGTCATCAGGATCAACAGGAGAAACCCCATCACTAAAAACAAAATTGTCAACACTACGTTCACTGAATATAAGAAGAACAATATCCCCCTTCTTAATAGGGAACGTAATAGTACCTGTATTTGCAGAAGGGAAGACGATAGGAACCCCTTGAATGAAGGCCATGTCTTGTAGACCTGCTGCATTACCCTTAGCATCACGATTACGCTCTTTAATCAAAGGTTGTACTGTAGCTTTCTGTTTCTGATAGTCAGTTATCTCGATTATTCTTGCAGGAATACAAGTGTGTAAATTCCATAGGAAGTGTTCAACAACAGCTTCTGTAAATTCAGATAGAGCTTCTGCTCCGTTGTTATCTTCTTCCATCAGTAGTTACTCGCTTCTATTGTTGTTGTCCAATCTTGTGACTCATACCCACCTTTATGTGAAACTGAATCTACTCTGTAGTTGCCATCAGAATTGAACGTTCCTTGTATCTGAACTATTTGACCAGCCTTAATTAAAGGATTAAGCAGGCATTGAAATCTAATACCTGAGTCTGGGGGGATGTCTAAATCGTCCTTGAGGTTTCTTACGTCTTGTGAAGTCTTTTCAGGTTTAGCTAACAACCCATTATCAGGACTGATTACGATGGCTTCAACTTTTATATCTCCCTTCTTAGGGAATACATAAATTGTCTCATTCTTTTCAATAGTCCAGTCAAGATTATTTGCTTTACATATATCATCTATCTGAGCTTTAGAATTACCATTAAGAGAGTAACCTTTCTTGTAGACTTTCTTAGTAGCATCCCCGTTTATATTTACACTTTTAATTGCAGGCATTGAATCTTTTACTATTGTTCTTATTATAGATTCAACTGTACTACCTTCAGGTGTCGGCTTTTGTATCCTACTTTCTCTTGTGGTGGAGTATCCTTCTGCTGCAACTACTGTTGTGATAATGTCTGGAGGATCTGATACAGTCTTCATTGAGGTTTTATCCCCTCTGAAGATTACTACAAAGGGTTCATCGGCATAAGCAACTTCAAGAGTAACCAAGACATCCTTAACTTCAAATAGTGTAATAGTCTCTTGTTTGAGATTATATATTTTAAGCTCAAGAGTATTGAGCTTAGATTTCTTTGTAACTTTAATATCAAACTCAATATGGAGTTCAGTAAGGACAGCAGACTTCCTCAAATTACTGGAAGCTCCAATATCATTAGTGCCCCCAATAGTGAGGCGATACTTCCTTCCAAATTTATCTGCCATAGGTTACTCTGTGATGAATAGTAAATCGAAATTAGTAAAGAGGTTGTCCAAAGTTACTTCTTCAGGAGTTTCAAATTCCTCTGATTTAGAAAAGAGAACTAACACCCCATTAGGAAGAACATCAGAAACATACTGACTAAGTAAATCTACATGAGGGGTTAGTCTGAGGTTGGACAGAAGTATTTCACCAAGAGGATTTAAGATACTTAGATACCATGATCTAGGATCTCTGGTAAGGAACTTAAACTTGAATGTGTAATCTGTATCTAGTAACGTCACATCATACTGGTAGTCAACTTCTGTACTTGTTGGGAGGAGTAGATAATTATAAGTTGTCAAATTTCTTAGCCTCCACAAAGTAACCTTTCAATCTGGCTTGGGTACTTATGTCAATAACGTCAGATTCCTTACTCTCAGAGAAGGGCACAAATTTCTTACCACCCTTCTTAGTAGAGGCCGAGTTAATTGCTGTATCCCCAGATTGTTTACTATTGGTTGTTGGATTACTCGGAGAAACAAAAACTGTAGTTGTCTCACTTTTAGCAGTTCTTATCTGTTCAAAGTTAAGGTCAATAAATAAACTAACACCATCACCAGAGCGTCTAGGGAAACCTACACTTGTCATTATTAAATCTGTGTAAGTGTCTACAGGAGTTATTAAGCTAACTTCTTTCTTCTGTTTCCGTACATCCAATAACTCTTTGTAAAACTCATCCTGAGTCATTAGTCCCTTCTCACTATTCATAGTGTGAGAATAATCACTCACCATTGCAGTGATAGAGAATGTAGCATTGCCATTAATAACGTGGTCTGATTTATTGGCACCATCTTCAACAGGGAATGAAGTTACAGTGGAAGGGAACACAGGATTAATGTCAGTGGTTGTATCAAACACCAGCACCTTTCCTGTAGAAGTTATGACTCTTGTGCGTTTGGGTTTATGGGCAGGCTGAGACATATAAACTTCGTCCCTTTTAGCCTGCTGTTGGTAGCCAAGGATTCTTGCACCGATGGCACCACCATTTTTTAATATTAAATCTAATAGTGCCATTATTTATCCCTTATATAGTTAGGAAGTGATTGAGCCACTATCCTAGCAATTTCACCACCCTCTCTTGTTGGAGCGTTTACGGTGATATGATTTACCTGAGATGATTGTGAAGGTTGTGAAGACTTCTCTGGGAAGTATATACCTTGTCCCATGGTAGGCTGCACGGTAGAAGGTGGTGCCGCTGAATTCATCCTATCTCTTGCTGCGCTGACTTCATCCATCCCATGCTTGAAGGCTGTTATTGGTGAGAAGGATGATGAGAAGGCTTTCCATAAAACCTTACCTGTATCAGAGTTCTCTGCCAGTAACTCACCTTGCAACGCCTCACTACGGTTTGTAGCCTGTAGTCTTGAAGCTTTGGCGGACTCTACAAGTGCTTGATTACCTGTAATGTTACCGTAGAGTTCTATGGCACCTGAAGTCAGTAACTCCCTAGTGTACTTAGCAGCATCTGCTAAAAGTAAAACAAACTTAGCAAACCCACTATACCACTTGTCATCTTTAGCCCAGTCTTTAAAGAAGCTATTCTTACCATTAACTGCATCATTGAGATCAAGGAAAGCGACCACAGCAGCAGCTACTAACAAAGGTACTAAGAAGAGTCTTGCTAGAACTCCTGTAATTGATTTACCTAATACTTGCAGGGCTGTTGCGAAGGCGTATACCTTAGACACTATTAAGAGGGATAAAAGCTCCTTCCAATAAGGTAGAAGTATTTGGATAGCTGTTTTTATTGTCAACCAAGTTTGACCAATAACATTACCAAGAGTTTTGAAACCTTCTTTATTTAACCTTACCCACTTAGCTAAGTCTTCAAGAACATCAGTCATCTCCCCAAAGGTTTTAACCATTAAGTTGAGGATACCTGCATCGTTAGTTGCTTCCAACATACGAACCCAAGCAGTTCTCATTTTCTCAAATTTCTTGGCTGGGGTATTAGCCATTTTATTTACTAATTCTGGATCTACAATACTCGCCATGTGATCAATGACTTTCTGTAATTCCTTTAGCCCAATCTCCCCATCCTCCATTAATTTAAAGAGTTTGGTAGTGTCACCGCCTGTTAAAGCATCGGCGAACATTTTTACTGCACCAGGGAGGTTTTCTGCTACAAATATCTTCAATAGTGGTCGTTAATCACTACCAGTTCTCTTATGAACTTCTCTATGTCTCCATAGAAGTTGAGACTATATCTTCTCTAGTTTACTAGAGCCTACTGTTTCGAGTCACTTGACCCTACATGCTTACACTCATCAGCATTAGTCGTTGAGTAATACACTACCAAATGAAATTAGAAGACACATCTTTGAAAGTTCTTCTTCTTTTAATATCCCTAACTATATCCTCAGTTAATCTAGCATTCGTAGATAGCGAGAGAATATTTTTTACACTGTGACCGGAAGACAACATATCACACACCCAATGTGCCGTGGACTTTGAGATGTTGCTACTTTTATGATTCTTAGGTATTTCTGGGAGGTCTTTCAAAATATAACCCCAGTTTTTCTTACTCTTTATATTTTTTATAGTCGCGTTAGTTACGTTGAACTCTCTCGCCAAATCAACTACAAGATAGCCGTCAAGAAGTTTCTGGTGGATAAGTAATACTTGACTTTCGCTCAAGAGACACCTACCGTTGCTACCTCCAACATTTGTATTAAGTCCTGTGGAAAACGCATGTTTTTGGTTTTCTTCTCTCGTAACCCACTCCAAATTACCTTTATGGTTGTGAAGCTTATTCCCGTCCTTGTGGTTAACCTCTGGTAGATTATGGGGGTTATCTATATAACAAATTGCCACCAATCTGTGGACAAGATATTTTCTAGGGGTTCCTGTGTTGGTAACTAATTTAATACGTCTATATGTAGAACTGTCGACATGGGATTTCAATAATTTTAGTTTACCACTCTTATCAGAGTAGACATCACCATCTTCTGTTACATAATAACTGTTTGCAAACGGAATATTTTTCATTTAAAACTCCTTACTGTATTCTGGAGATATTGTAGTGTGTTCACTGCGGATCATCTCTATTGTTGACGTTTTTACTATACCCAAGACATTATTCTTGGTGCATATATGTTATCACTAACATAAAGCAGTAGTCAACACCTAACAAGATTTTCCCGCAATTAAATAGGTTTAACGTCAGCTAACATTTTACTGACCTTTTAATTCTTCTGCCATAACCTGAGACTTACTAGCCATTTGACTAAAAGCGCGTAATCCGCGATTCTGTTGATCTACAGAAGTCCCAAGCATTGTTGATAACTCAGCAAACGATGTAAACAGTTTCTGAGTTTGTCCTATACCAAGTGCATCACCACCTGCGGCTAACAGATTCTTATATTGTTCATTGGCTTGTCCAAGGTTTAACGATAATCTATCAACCTCTTTATCAATGAACTGAATTTGTTCTTTAGCTTTTTCTTTACTTCCTGTTAAGAATTCAAACTGAGGTTCCCTTGCAGTGGAGAACTGTGCTGTTCTGAAACTCTGTTGTGCAAAAGCTCCAGCAGCTAAACCCCCAACGGCGCCTCTTGCTGTCATTCCTCCGACAGCTCCAGTAGTCATTGAATCTAAGCTCCTTCTAGCACCACGTTGTTGAAGTGCTGTCCGTCTACTAGCTTCTTTAGTCCTACGTTGCTCTAGCTTGATATTCTCTCTTAGGGCTTGTTGGTGGAGCTTGTCATAAGCTTGTTCTTGCTTACGGTAGTAAGTGTTCATAGCAGCTAATTCTTTAGCACTACCAATCTCACCTCTTACAGCTTGTTGCCGTTTAGCTTGTATATTTCTAAGTGCCTTAACAGACTCTGAATTTCTAAACTTCTCAGCCATTGCAGAAGCTTTCATTTTAGCTTGGGATAATTTGGCATTGTGCCTTATGGCGTCAGCATGAGCTTTCCTGAGAGCTAATTCCCGCTTTATTGACTGCATGTGCTCAGAAGCTTTAGCTTTTTCTGCAAACTGTCTAGCCTTTTCCCCTAAAGCAATACCTTTCTTTTTGTAAGTATCTTCTTTATTAAGGAAAGCTGCTTGTTTAAGCATTGCAGCTTCTTCTTGTTTTCTATACTGAGCTTTCTGTTCCTCAAATCTCAGGTTCTGTCGCATACTTCTAGCTTGTTTAGCTACTGTACTACTTTGAACACTCTTAGAGATTCCAGCAACATCTTTCTTAACCTTCTTAACTGCCCTATCAAATTCTGAAGTGTCAACTTTAAAACCGACTGTGGCAAAAAACTTAGCTAATTGGTTTCCAGACATTTATTCGTCCCACCTAATTACTCTGTTGGTTTGTTTGCCTCTTCTGTGTAGGCATCCTCTATATCTTGCATTTCATGGTAAGTAACAAGGTCATCTAAAGTCCAATGTTCTTTTACTTCCCAAAGTCTTGCTTTCTCTCTCATAACAGGTCTCCACAGAAAGGAGTCCCACATGTCTAAAGTTGATTCTTTTTGTATCTGTAATCCAACCCTAGTTGGTGCGGTATCCGTTATACGTTTACGATACCGCTGTTTTGAAAAAAACTTCCGAAGTTCTCTTTTACTACAAAGGTAACTACTTTTATTAACACATCATAACGAGCAGCAAACTCTGTATCAAAGTTAATTGCTTTACCATCTTTCATTACACCAGAACAAAGTTTCTTGACTAGATCAACTACGTCATCTTTGTCCAAGTTCTCTACCAGTAAATCAATAGCACGACCCATTCCAACTTCACCATCTTCTTGTGATACTAACACACTAAAAGATTGACCAAATACTTTGAAGAGACGTTTCAGATAACCTACACCAGTAGTCCCCATAAAAGGATTACATGACCAAGTTTCACCATCAATTTCTGTAGTACGAGTTTCTAAATTATTCATTTAAAACCTATCTGTTAAATTTTAGAGAAATAAAAAGGAGCCGATTAAAGCTCCTTTAAATAATACTGTTAGAAGCTACCAGCATTTACCATTATTAATTTATTACACTTAACTGTCCACTCACGATCACCAACTTCTTTATTGAAGCCAGCATCTGCTGATTTTACAATCCAAGCTTCAGTACCCTCATACAAGGAGTTACCGTTAGTGTCCTTAACCAAGATCGGGAAAGTCCCCAGCTTAGTATTTAGGTCAGTTGTGTGGAGTGCAGACATGAACAAATTATCATCTGAAGTTTGTTTCAGAGTGATAGTAATGGTTCCTGAACGATTAGGGTTCAATGAACGACTGCCTTCACCGTCAGACCCTACACTGTGCATGAATGCGTCTTCTTCCATAGCAACAGTACAGAAGTCATCTGAACGATTGCTTACATTTCTTCCTGCAACAATAACTGCTACATCTTCAGAAGAATAAGTCTTAATTGCCATCTTTTATATTCTCCTAATTAAAGAGTTAAGGTTACAGTGATTGGATCAACAAAATGCACTGCACCCGCTAAGGTTGCTGTGATTGTAATATCTGGAAGGATACGTTGAGCTTTACTGTTGGTTGGGATATTCTCTGCACGAGGGACAATAATAATGGGGGCAGGGACATCCGCTAAAATACCACTATCAATAGCACGTTGAGTTTCAGCACGAAGCTCATTCTCGATGATAGCTAAATCAGGATTAGTGAAGCGTATTTTAGGAAGGTTAACCAAGCGACTAAAAGTAACTACTTGGAGTTGTGATTTAAAGTAATCTGAATCACGAATGACATCAATAAACTCGCCAGAAGATACAGTACCTTCTTCGACCATTAGTACGCCACCTCTACGGATGTAGGTATTGCATTTCTTATCCGTAGCATTACTACGTTGATTTTTTGTAAGTGTACTTACGGGGATAGTGCCAAGTTGTTTAAACTTCCACGTAGCGGCTCCAGCGGCTCTTGCAAGTTCACCACCAAACATTGCGCATTCAGGGAACTTAGCAGCATCGGCAGAGTAGAACGGGAAGGTGCGGTTGTAGCCAATGTCATATAATGCTTTAGCAATAGAAGTGGTATCTGCTAACAAAGTTTGATTGACGATATTAGCATCTGTAGAAGATGTACCGTACAACTTGTTGTTTGACTCAGAGAATGCAGCAACTTCAAGTTGATCAGCTTTAACATGGGAATAACAGTTAATGCCGTACCAATCATCTGATTCCAATTGAACTGCTGTCAAAGCATCAGTCAGGGATTCCGTGGTGGTGTAAACTGGAGCAAGGTTAATACTGGCCTTCGTAGAGAAAGCAACACCACCAACATCAGCAGTCAAGATTAAAGTTGTTGTACCAGAAGCTGTTACAGGCTCACTACCACCATTAATGACTGCAATAAGACCAGTTACGATAGTTGAAGCTGTAGCACTTACACCAGAAACAAATGAGAACAAAGTTCCATTCAGAGTAACTGTGTAAGAAGTGCTATCAGCAACTACTGGAGTGTAAGTTACAATGGTAGAATTCTGACGACCAATTGCAATACGATTAATTGAAATCTCTTGGCCGAAGTAAGCCTGTGCAGCTTTGTATTCATCGGACAGAGTGGAGAAGTCAGCAGCTACTTCAGAAGTAGAGCCGTATTCACGGTAACGTTCAGTAAAGCCTTTATGAAGACCAAGGAACATTGGGAGACCGAAACCTGCAACTGTGATAGCTGTAGTTTGGCGGTCGATAATAACATTGACAATATCATCAATTGGCGCTGCCATCTATAAATACCTTATTATTTGTTATGGGATTATATCTACAGTGAACTCTTCTTCGATAACGGTGTCACCATTAAAGTTTTTTACTGTATGTGTTATTTCTAAGAACTCTACGTAATCTACAGAATCGGTGTCACTGACCACCAGACAGAAATCTACAGTCATCATGTACCGTTGTTCCCACCCCGTTGTCAGTATTTTGGGGAAAGGTTTCACCGAACTCTTACCTTGATAAGTTAGTCCAACACCTTTGAATAATTCTTTTGTGGAGTCTTTTATTAATTGGTGAGTTAAATTGACAAGAGTGAGATTACTATCTACCCCTACAGCAATAACTTCTAAAGCGCACTGCCAAAGGGTGTATGTTGTTAACGCAGTATTGCCATCTATTAGGTATTCAGAGGCATCGTTACCTATCTGCTCCCAACCTTTGAAGCTATAAGCTATAAAATTATCTGCTGGCTTATACCCTTCTTGTTCTTCAACAATACAAGGGACACCTGAAAGGGTTTCTAGAATATCACCAACTTCTTCTTGTAATGCGGAGATGTCTATCATCTAACCTCCCAACCAAGTTCACTAATTAAGTTAGGTGTATTACCAATATAACTACCATACACCAGAGGGTCGTTGAAAGTCTTAATATCAGCCCAAGCCTTGTCATTCTCAGGTGAGCTTACGTTCTTTATAGATACTTCAATAAAGTCTCTCAGATCGCTTCCTATGGCGTTTGCGACCATCTTAAAATCCATTACACCAAAACTCTTTCTGAGATTACCTGAAACTATCTGGCTAACCCTAGTTGAGTCATAAGGGTTAAGAAGGACTTGACCAGCCCAAGGAGAGTTGTAGTGAAGGTGAGCAGCAAGAGCAGGTACTGTGATTGGGTTGTTTGGATTGCTGTTCCAGTGATTGACACCTTCTAACCAACCCACATCAACCTGTGTCATCCTTAACTGTCTACGAAGCTTTTCCATACCCCGTAAATCCATCTTCAAGGAAGTTGTTATTTTCATACTCAACCTCCACTAACTGCTAATACTTCTGAGTCAACCTTACAAGCGTAAGCTTCATATCCTGTATAACCACTAACATCTTTCCAAGCACCAAGTTTCATGATTCTGTATGTCTCACTATCAAACACAAACTCATCCGCTTGTTGTTTAATTTCACCATCTTGGAAGTCTTTAAGTTCTGTGTTGCAGAATAAGTGCATCCATTTCTTAGCTCTAAGAGCTTCGGGGAGGAATTGTTTAGTTGAGTTCTTAGCGATAGGATAAAATAATGTAAGAGTGTCAATATCTGTAGCAGTACCTTCAACCCACTTATGATTTACATAACTACCAGCACCTCTACGCTTTATTACTAAAGGTTTAGGTTTAAGTAGATCAAACCGCATCTTAGATAACAACACAACAAGGCACCTCAACAGCATTCATGTAAAGCCAATTGGTTACATTGGGGTTATCACAATCAGCCATACTTGCATTAAGATCAGCTTTAGATACTCCGGCAGCGTAAGGCATTACGCCTTTAGGTAAGAGCATTAGAGTTTTCTTATCATCAGCCCATATAAGGAATGCCTCTCTATATTGTTTAGAAACTTCATTCCAAGCTTCAACTTCACCAAACTTTTCTTTCGTATTTATTTGTGAGAGAAATCTAACAACTGCGTAGCCAGCTTCTATTGAGGCTGCAATGATGTCGCCATCAGCTAGTTCAAGAAACCATTCAACTTCTTCATCTGTAAGTATTTCGTAGAAAGGGGATTGCTCAGTAAGGCCAATCAGAATTCTAACTTTATCTACATCTGTAAGAGCCATAATATGTCCTCAAAGAAGAGGGCAATTACGCCCTCAGTATTAAGCAGAGTCACCTAACATTACATAAGTGATTGTAATAGTTCCGTTAACAGTCAACGCATCAGTGGCAGTAGAGCCAGCATCAGGGGTTGCAAAGTTAAGGAATACAGCAGCAGGGGTAGTTGTACCATTCAACGAAGCAACTGCGGTTGAGGCACCTTTGGTAACACCAGCACCAGCAGCTAAAGTAGAAGCTGTAGAAGGAACAATGTTAGCTTCAGTAGAAGTTAGTGTTGCATCTGCCGTAGAGACAGTGACACTACCTAAAGAACCAACAACAGCAGAGGTGGTGGTTAAACCAGTACCAACACGAGCAATAGTTAAATCAGTAACAGCACCAAGTACCATTACATTACCTTCTGGAAAGGTAAAAATCTTTTGTGCGCCATGACTACCAGCAGTGGTAGCATCAGTCATAACAACGTTAAGGGCTGAGATAGGGAATGTAACTACTTGGGTAAGACCAACACCCTGAATAGCTGAAACCCCTGTACCACTTGCAGTACCTTCTACACCATTGAGTTTTTCAAGCTCATTTAAATTGTAGAATGCACCATTTGAGGCTTTAAACTTTGGCATTATTTTATCCTAAGAATTGGCGGGTTTCCCCGCCTTGTTATTATACGCCGTAAACAGCAACAACTTTAACGATAGCTTTAGGCCACAGAGTACCAACCAAGAAGTTAGACTCATAAGAGAAGTCAACTCCGGTACGGTTAGCACGAGCCAATTCAAAGTAGTACTCAGCTTGAGCTGGGCTGTTGATAGTATCAAAAGTCAAATCAGAAGGAGCAAAGAAGATTTTGAACAAGTCTGGCAAGTCGGTAGGGAATACACGAGCTTCACCAACAGGCATTTCTTCTTCTGAATCACAACGTACCCAAACAACACCACCGAAGCTGAAAGCTTGATAACGTGCATTCAAGTCAAAACCTTGAGTACCAAGAATACCAGTCAACATCTCTACAGACATGGTGTCTTCTTTGTAGATGGCAGCGCTGTTAAGTACGAAAGGATGTGAAGCCAAAGCATCAAACAAGTTACGACCACACAAAGCCAAACGACGAGTTGGTACGAAACCACCTTCGAAGTTGTCAGTGATGTTGTCGATAATTGCTTGGATAGAAGTCTTAGGGTTCTCAGTAGGAGTCAAGTCTAAGTTCAACACACTTTGAGTAACACCGAAAGCGGTGAAGTAGTTGTTGATCACAGTACCACTAGGTGAATAAGCAGTACCAGTCTTGATCAAGTGCATGAAAGCATCGTTATGAGTATTCATAACAGTTTGACGAGCTTTCTCTTTTTTCTTGTCCATGAAAGACTCTACAGTCTCTGAACGGCTTTGCAAAAGGAAGTCATCAAAAGCAATTTTACCTTGAATATCGCCAGGGGCAACAGAGTCATCAATTGCAAAGTGAGGGATGGTCATTGGCAAACGAGCTTTGTTGTCACGTTGAGTATTCTTAACACGAGTACCCCAAGGAATATCTACCATCTTGTAATCATTTACAGAGGTAACAGGCAACAAGAAGGTTTTACCTTCCATGAATTCTGGTTGGAACAAACCAAGGTTTGCAGCGAGTGAACGACGAACTGGTAACAATTCAATACCAGTAGAAAGGTTAGTCCATTCGTTAATGTTTTGTGGGCTTACTACACGAGTCATATTCTTATTATCTCTTTAAATTATTAAGCTGGGATAGCGGTAAGTGAATCAACAACAAGGACACCTTGTGAAGCTAAAGCACGGCGAAGGTCAGCAAAGTTAGTAGCAGTAACACCAGCATAATGAGCAGTCAAACTCTCAAGCAATTTAGATGCTTTGATACGGGCACGGCGAGAGATTGCAATAGCATTACGTGGAGTGGCGGTTACAAAAGTAACTTCTTCAGTTGGTTCAAAATCATCGCCGATTACAAGAGCGTAATCGTTGGTGTAAGCAATGTCACCAGTAGCATCAACCAAATCCCATGCAACAGAAGCAGCAGTAGCTTTAGGGCGGAAGATAACTGAGCCTAGTGGGAAAGTACCACCTGTAGTTGCAGTAACACTTACGATATCACGAGAGTCATAAGAGTAACCGCCAGTAACTTCTTCCCAGAGAACTAAGTCTGAGTAGCGGACATCATCAAGATTTTCGATAGTTGGTTGTGTAGCCATTATTTAGCACCTTTTTTATTGTATTTTTGTTCGTAACGAGCTTTAGTTTTTTCACGGTAAGCAGTAACAGCGTCCACTGGATCAGCTACAACTTCTTGACCTTCATCACCCAATTCAGTATTCAGAACAGACTTGTCTGCTTCTGTACTCATTGATTGCAACATCTCAACCATATCAGCGAAAGCTTCATCTGATAGGTCAGCCATCTTAACTGCCTTGGCTTCTGCTTGGACATCACCAACAATAGCTGCAAGAGTAGCTTTGCGGTTTGCAGTCTTAGCTTCTGCTTTTTCCTTAGCAACTTCTTTCAAAGCTTCGAGGGCAGTGTTGAGTTCTGCTTCGAGGGATGTAGTTTTGCTTACCAATGATTGGTTGGTCAATTGGAACTCTTCTACCTGCAATTGCAAAGTAGATAATAGAGCCATATCTTCTTTAGACATTTCTGTGTCCTTCTTATTTTGACTTAATAGTTTGGATATTGGATTCGACATCTCTTCTCCGCTGGTTGTTTTCTCCAAGTAAGATTTAAACTCTTCAAGGGTCATTACTTTATCTACAAGACCGTTACTCAAAGCTTTCTTAGTGCTAAAAGTTTTAGCTCCCAATGCTTCAACAGCTCCTTTATTAAGCCCTCTCCACATAGCAACGTGATCTGTAAATTGGTCGTAGATTTCAAGAACACCGTCCTTGACCTCTGCTAAGAACTCATCGGTGAATTTACCTTCAGAGTCAAATGGTACTTTGCCTTCGCCTGCTGTAATGTAGACGTCCTCAATTCCCAAATTCTTCATATAACCACTAGCATTACGAAGCTGCACCCTAACACCAATACTTCCCGCTTCAGCAGAAGGGTTAGAAATAACTTCATGTGCTACTGCTGTATAAACATAAGATGCTGAAAAAGAAGATCCTGAAATATAAGAGATCAACTTAACGTCATTCTCGTCAGCTAAATTACGAATATAGTTTGCTGATTCGAACGACATATGCGCTAATCCGCCTCCGCTATCTTGATCAAGAACGATAGTCTTAGCTCCAGCTTTAATTAGCTGTGCAACTTCTTCTCGAATAGATTGGTGGCTAACACCCTCTTCTTCACACATGGCTTGATAAGGAATATCTGTAATCCCGCCATGAATATCTACAACACCTACCTGATTATCAGCAAAATATTGGAGTTGTCTTTTTCTTGGAGCAATCTTATCAACCACTGCCAAGTTTGACTTCATCAGATTCCTATCTTCTAGGATCTGCATTACCTTATCTAAATACGCTTCATCCACCATCAAGGGGGTGTTACATAACTTAGTGGTAAGTCTGAGTAGTTCGTGACTCATTTATTATTCTCTAGTTATTTTGTGAATTACTTGTACCACCATCACCTGAAGATCCAGTAGCTTTCCCCGTACCTGATCCATTTCCTTCCTCCATACCCGCACCAACTTTGGAGTCACCACCATCCAGAAGATCATATAAATCTTCTTGTTCAGTGTCTTCTGGTACACGGTAAGTGAAACCAAGTTTCTCAAGAGTTTCATTGATAACAGCAACAGTCTTGGGAATACCTTTAGTAGCAGATACTTGTTGGAATGCTTTAGCAAATTCAGAGATAGTTGTTTCAGTAACTTCACCAAATTCAAATGTAGGCATGATGTCTGTATCCCATTTATTCTCTTTAAAGATTAAAGGGACTAATTTATGGTTAAGAACATCTTTGATTTCATTCAGGATAGAACGGATAACAATCTGTACAACTGACATCTTAGATTCAGATAGTGCAAAACTACCACCACCTGATTGACCTAATATTAGGAAGTCTGCATATAAGGCTGTTAATATTTCATTCTTGTAGCTGTCAATGATCTGTAGAACATCGTAGGACTTCTGACCTGTGGAGTTAACAATCTCAAATTCAAACTGCTTATCTCCTTTAAGCTCATCCCTAACCATTGGTAGGATAATGCCACTCTCTTGACCCACATGTATGTTACGCATAATCTTCTTATACATTTCATACACAGCAGCATCCTCTGGTGTAGCATCTTCCAACATGTACTGGATAGGTAAGTACAAGGTTTTAAGGCCATGCACATCGCTAACAACACCATGTGCCATGTTCTCCTCATACGCAAGCTTATACTTAAAGCTCTTGTAAATAGAATTGAATGGGCTAATGCCGATAGGAGAGTCTTTTAGAGGATTGTTTCTAAAAAGAAGTAGTTTACCTAATGGAATAAATTGTTCTGTTTTAATCCCATCAGATTTAACTGGCTCAGCAGGTTGGTAAGGTCTTAAGAAGTTACCTTGCTTACTCTGAGGTTTATTAACTAACTGCCACATACCATTAAGGTCACGGCCTTTATTCTTATAATCCCAACCCGAGATTGAATCTTGTGTTCTTAGTGAGAGTTTACGGAGCCTGAAGTAACCATCATTATACTTACTACCCTTAGCTTTTAGTCGCTTACCTCCAACAATCTCGAAGGGGGCGTAGCCATACCAAACATAACTAAGAGCTTGTTTAATGAAGGCTAACCAAGAGTGTTCCATATCGTGTCGAAGTGTTTCTAAGTACCTAACTTGACCAGCTAAATCTTCTTCATATCCTTTAGGTGCTTTAATGTACCAAGGGACATCTGCAAGAGCAGCATTGAACATATTAACGGCTGTAGCTATTGTACTATCATGGAGCATCTTCTTGTATGTCCATATACAACGAGGCCACACTAACTCTGGGTTGCATTCTTCTAAAATTTGTCCAGATAAAACACTTAAACCATTGTAACCTAGCTCTCGAACACTTATACTTGATGTTATATCAGGGTCAGCGATTGCAATAGGTGCCAACTCTTCATCTTGTGCCATACTTGCTCCTATTGAGCTATTTGAATTAATGGATTAGAGTTGGTAACTCTACCTGCGGAAACTCCGGCTACGAACCCACTGCTTATTTTTATTTTGGAGATTAGGTAGTTGAAACAATCGGAACAACAATCACACATCATTTATATTAAACAGAGGTCGTTACCCTCTGCCCAACTTATACTTAGTTTGACGATTAACACCACCAGCACTTTTATTCTCGAAATCAGTGACAAACATGCAAGCTTCTCGACTATAAACGTTGTTATCAGGAAACTTAAAATCTTTATCTAAATTGTACTTATCTTTACCACTGATTTGACCTTTAATCCAAAGGTCGAAATTTTCAAGTTTAGGTAGGTCGCTAAGGAAATCAGCGAAACAGTGCCATCTTACATCCACTGTCGTACCTTTCCACGCATACCCTCTAGGATCTTTCTGAGAGTAGCAGCGTTTAAACATATTAGACCACAGCTGCAAAGCTTGTTTATAGTAGGAAGGTTTATTGGGTATTTCTCCAAGAAAGCCTATGCCATGTTTATTCTTAGCATAGAAATCTTTAACCTTCCCTGCACGTACATTATCTATATTAGCTTTACGTGTATAACCAGTATCATCGAACTGCACTATGGAAGTTTTACCTTTGACTGCAATAATCTTCCCAGAATGCCCACTGTTATTAGTGAATAACTCTGTTGAAGTTTTCCAACTGTCATCTATTTGTTTAATTAAATCGTCACACATTAAGAGATTCCTCTAAGTTTTAAGTTGCTGCATATTGCTATGCAGATTAGACTATATCACGCTTCCTAAGAAGCCTTACTTTTTCGACTGCACTTGCAGCCTACTCTACTCCCTTCCACCTCAAGGTGTGGTTTCGATAGTCGTTACACGTTCTCATTTCTGAGCTTCGCTCGGTATTGCCCTTTACATTTGTAGAGGGTGTCCACCGAATTTAATAAGTTTATTGACGACCTGTATTTTAATCGTCATGCCCTTTACGGCCACCATCAAAAGCTTCTAACTCTTTGTAGAAGAATGTATTATCTCCGTACACTTTATCCCATAAATCAGTTGCACAACCTTTTACAACAGAAACATAACCGTTATAAGATGCAGCAGCAAACAATCTAAACCTGTCTAGCTTATTAGCAAGAGCTTTCTTAGGATAACATCTGAACCCTGCTTTAATGACCTTATTGACAAGTTCCCTACAAGCACCCTTAGAGGCTGCGTTAGGATCTTCTGGCAGTATTATATCTACCCTACTACCATCTTTAATTGCTTGATCGACAATGAACTGTTCCCATTCACCAAATTTCAAATGGGTTCGGACTACATCAAGTATTACATACTCCCCAGATTTCTTTTTCCTACCCATCTTAACTGAGGCGAAATAGTCACACCTTCCTGCATTCGCTGCGTTAGGTATTTCCCCCGCAAAGTCATAAGCTCTCACTACTTTGTCAAAATCTGACATTGGGGGAGGTGCTAGGATTTCTTCACAGTAACTTCGTTCCCAATAACTAGAATTCATTGGTCTGGCAAACCAATTCCCAAATAAAAGTCGCTCTTTTTCCACATGGGGGAGCATTTCGAGGTTTGATTTATAGCTTGGGTTGCTTTTCTTAAGAGATGGATTGTCGTCAATAGTGCCAAACAACCCTTGAAAGGATATTGGTTTTATTTGGTCTGGGTGGTCGTGAGGTAATTCTGGGTTTGCATATTTATCTAGTAGTTCTTCTGCTGTGTCCCCCCAAACAACCTCACCATTAATCCTCAGAAGATAACGGATGACCCCGTTTCTTTCTGGATTAGGTCTTCCCGCTAACTCATGGCCTTCTGGGTACAGGTACCACATTGCATATTTAAGTACCCAACTTGTTACGTCAGGGTTGCAAGAGAGCCATAAACTGTGTACATTATTTGCAGTAGATCTTAGCCGTGACCAAAGCCACCAAATATGATCTTCTTCACTGTGAGTAACTTCATCATAAAAACAATTTGAAATTTGTATTCCTTGATATAATTGGGCGGCGTTACTGTTCTCGTAGTGAGAAAAACTAACCTCAGCACCGGAAGAAAATACAATCTTCTGATCTTTCATTTTAACTTTTATTTTAGGATCATATATTCTATATAGGGCAACTGCTTCCCAAAACAAACCACCAGACTTCATAATCGCGGTAGAGTTTTTTCGGATACAGTACCCTCTGTAATTAGGATCATGAGCAAAACGTAAATGCCTCATTAACCCAACATAACTCTTAGAACTTCCAGCTGCGCCGCCCACAAGCATTATCTGGGCATCGGACTTTAAGTATTTTTTCTGGAAGGGAGATTTAGGTGATATTAAAGCACCCTTCTCTTCTTTCTCTGTACTCATTAAAACCTCTTTTAGTTGGCACTATACCAACCCACTAATTAAATCTAGTAACAGCCACTCTACCATGCTGTTAAAAATGGAAGATCAAAGTACCCTCCCTCTCCTCTATCACCGTTAGGTGAATTATTCGTCTTCGTACTCATCTTCTTCTATTTCCATAGAGAAGGCAGGTCTCACATGCTCACCCTTCGCAGCAGCCTCTTTAGCTGCTTGCACAGGATCGTTCTTAGCAACAGCTCCAATCTCTTCAGCTTTCTTCTGACTAACCGCCAAGGCTATCTTACGTTGCTTACTTTCTTCAATAGCTTTCTTCAAAGCAATATCTTGACTAACAACCCATTTAGCAATCTCCACACGAGTTTTAGAAACAGGTACATATCTAATCAATACTTCAACCAGAAGTTGTTCTGAGATAACCTTACCATTAGAATCTAACTTCTCAGGTTCTACTTCCACTATCTCAAACTTAGCTGATTTACTCTTATGTAATATCCCTTGCTTCTCTTCTGGGGTTCCTTCCCACACTTCCATCTCTGGAACCAAACCACCAATCAAAGCTTTCTTAATAATCTCTGAGGCTGGTTCTGTGAGGTCTGCAATCTTCCTAGCTACTGTTCCCATACCTTTAGACATACGAGGGACACCAGCACCAGTGTTCTTATTAGGGCTTGCATTATGTTCTGCTAGAGCCTTCTGTTGCTTCTCAGCTTGGGCTTTAGTTAATCTTGGCGATGGCATGTTTGCCTCTTATTATTCTTAGAAATAAATAACCCCTCAAGGTTGCGCATCGTTGATAGGCGTGAGGGGTATGATTAAACAGGGCTTTCCACTAACGTAGGAAATTGCTAACCTTACGAGTTCATTCAAGAACCATCCTGTGCCAAAAGTATGGCACCACCTAACAGGTGTTTGGCCAGCTACTAAGGAGTCGAACCTCAAACCGCTGGTTTTGGAGACCAGTGCTCTACCAATTGAGCTAGTAACTGTTAATTCTTTAGCCTGTCTACGACACACCAGAAGGCAAACTCTGGAGAGGAGAGGATTATGAGTTCCTTGTGTCTTTCCACCCGTCCTTAGACAAGGTGCGAATATCTCGAATTAGGTTGTTCAGCTTTTATGTGAGTTATTACTGAACTAGGGAACCGTAGACTTATCAAGTCATTACAAACGACAACCTGCTCTGCTGTACCGGAGTCTAGCCCCTTAACTTAAACCTGTGATTAAATCAGGCTACCTCACACAGAGCGACTTCTTTAAATTTTATAGCTTATATACAATAATACCATACTTTCCTAAATTTTGCAAGCTTTATTTCAATTTATTTTCAATAATCACTACTATTTGGTGTATTCAACCCTTCTGTAAGGTCTTCAAACTGATATTCATGATCCCAACTATCATCTTCTTGATCATAGTAACGAATGGAACCCCTACAAATACTACACAGGTCTTCAGGTGTACCGTCCTCCTGTGTAAGCTTCAAATCAGTTGCTGTTAACGGTGCATCACAACACCGACATCTTGTACTCATCTTATTATTCTCTATTGTTATTAGTTAGTTTAATACCCTTAAAGGGGGTATTTTGTTATTTAGTAGGTGGTTTATTACCCTAAGTGAAGGTATGTCTTCTCTTGAAGATTATTCTCTTTAGACATTGTGGGATGAGAACGCATTAACCAGCCATTCTTATCTACAGCTTTAACCTCTGCTAAAAGATCAACCACTCCGTAGTCACTATGCACATCTTGTATGACCTCCATGTCTAAAGGAAATACAGACAACGCCTCAATCAACTCTTTAACGTTCATAAGAACCTCCTACCCAAAATAATATTCAATATAATTCTGACACTTGTAGGGAACCGCAATACCCTTACATAATGACACTCTCGAGTAGTCTACAACAAATACTATGGAAGCAACTACTAAAATAACCAACCCTGTCTTAATCTTCTCTTTCATTAAATTCTCCAGTTCATAATACCATTCTACAGGTTTTAAATTTAAAAGTCAATAGCCTATTAGATTATTTAGTTATAACACTAATCACTAATGGTTATATTGTTATCCTCTCTATACTTCTTCTCTTTTAACTGTAAGATGTAGTCAATACTGTTTGTATCTCCCATATCCTCTTGGTAAGCAATAATAGAATCTAGGTATGTGTTACTCACAGAAGACAATACTACCCAATGTAAAGACTCTGTACCAGACTTCCCCCTACTACCACGATACAAGCTCTCACGAAGCACCTCAAAAGGTTGGTCACTCATTATGGTCATGTCTATATAATCAGTTAATCTACCACCTCTACGAGCATAATTGCGACCCCCATCTGTGAAAATAGCCCCACATTTACAAGTAACATAGTCATGTCTGTGGTGAGAAGTTATTATATCCCCGCATAGACGACAACCTACCCTGTTCAAGATAATCTCTCTATCACTCACTCTCTAAACCCTCCAAACAATAGTAACGCCACCACTATAAATGGACTGAACAAGAACCCCATAATGAAGGAAGCTTGTATAATACTACTCGTAGATGCCTCTGTAACCTTCTCAGACTCGCTTAGGAGCTTTATCTGCTCTGCTACATAGTCTAGGCTACCAAAGTGGTTAATCAAGCCCCAAGCGGTTCCTAGAGTGATTGTAGCACTAACTATGAAGTAGATGTATATGTATGTCATTTTATTCTCCTATTGGTTTCCAAAGTTTAGCGAAGCGTAATACCTTCGGTATACCCTCTCCTGTAAGATAAACGTTAATTTCACTGCCCATTAGTAAATACCCTCATTAATTGCTTTAATGATGTCATCTTTTGTCTTGAGTTGGTACTTCTCATCAAGGCCATCATTTTCATCTTTTAATGCCTTCTCAATAGTAAGTTCTTCGCAGTCTTCTACATCTATAGCTAAAAACCTAATCCTGCCAAATTCATCATAACAGCTGAGTCCTTCAATCCCAAAGAGTTGTTGTCTATTGCAATTACATGACCCATTACCCTCAGCCCACCAATAAATGCTGAACGGGTAGTCACTTTTAGCTGTTAATCCTGTTTCCTGATCTTTAAATGTTACTATCATACAACCTCCTGATATTCACCACGTCTATTTTCCTACTGTATGCTAACCAAGTCTCGCAATTGCCTGACCTCTACAATCGTCCTTTGATGATATAAGTTGTTCATAGGAACTATCTGGATATTTACCACCCTGCAGGTATTCGAATATTATTTCCCCTCCGTCATCACACACCCATTCACCTGTATATGTAAGCTCTTTTATGACCCCATTAATTACTAGGTAGCCAATATCACCCTTCTCCATAGTTATTTTATGTTGCTCTGTGTATCGCATAACACTTCCTCCCTATATTTACCACGTTTAATTATCTGATATAGTTCATCTAAATCTCTATACCCGAACATCTTGTACCAACTAGTATAAGGTGTCAAGGGTTTAGGTGAACATTTATGTTTCTTCTTAGAACCATGTTTGTTTACGTGGAGTGTTTTAATAGAAACATAACCATCAAACCTATAAATCTTCCCAGTTGCTAGAGATACCGATCTTTTAGAGTACCTCAATCTCTTGGGTTGTATTGTTTTCATAATATTCTCCTGTTTGTTATGGATTATTACTAATAGTATTTAGTTATTAATATTAGTTATTATTATATTTAATATATACATGAAATTGAGGAAGAAAGTAGAAGGAAAAGAAGCCCTATACCCAACCTCCAAAGAGGATGAGTAGTGGTTCTCCTTTCTACTTTAACCAATACATGAAACCGTATCAGAATGGTAGCTTACCATTGTTGGTAAGAACGTACAAAACAAGAGTACGTTGGGTTACTCTCACAACCAAATGGAGTAACGGTCAATAGGATAACGCCTTGGAGCGTCTAGTCATATCGGGAACCTATTGACACACCTTACGGTGAATGCCCTTTTCCCGCCTACCAGCAATTGACTAGCTGATGGTGTAGGTTTAATATACACACCCATGTCTCTCTTCCCGTTATTAAGGAGAAGCCTACCCATGTGTATACGATACTCTTTATCATAAGAGTCAAAAGCTAGACAGTGTTCCTTGTTATCGGATTAAGGTCTAGGTGTATATAGTCTCATGGATTTTCAATTCTGTCAACCCCTATTTAACAAATAATTCAAATATACTCTATCTTTACACTTCTTTACACTATGAGGGGGTGTATTATTAGGAATTCATGATACTATATGTAGGCACTTTAATTAATAGGGGGAAGTGATGGAAGAAGATTTTGATAGTGTTTGTAGAGCTGATCCAGAGATGAGGGCAAATGGTTGGGAAATTGGCGATGGGTGGGCGTGTATGGAAAGGTGTGATTATGGTGATTGGGTCAGTTACGATGATTACAATAAACTCCTAGCTGCCTACAAAGAACTTAAAGAGCGCCACCAGAAGCTTTTAGATTTAGCTGGGAGCAGTTACTTATGAGTGAGGATGTAAATGACCTGAAAGAATATGTCGCATTTATTATAAGGGAGTCATTCAAGAATTCTGGAGTAGACATACCTATGGAGGATCAAACTACGTGGAAAATTGTTCTTTATAGACATGCCCGTAATTTTGTACCCGACACTTTATCAGGATATGGTGTGCTCCTAGTGACTTCCTACATGGATAAGCTATTCGATATAGCAGTTCCTCCAGATCACCTAGAGAATAAGAGTGTACTAAGATTCTTAAAAGAGTTGCATGAACTGCAAGATTACATGTGTATCTACAACAAACCTTGGGAGGAAGATATTGAATAACGACATAGAACAACAAGCAGTGGAGTTAGCCAGACAACATACTCTTGAAATGCAAAATGAGCTTATTAAGCTGCAAGACAAGATGTTGGAAGCTGGTATGAATCCAAATGACTACACAATTAGTCATAATATAAATGATATTATTGAGGGTAAAACCTTAGAATTTAAATGTTGGGCAGTTAAGAAAGGAGATTAATTAATGGCAAGACCACGTAAGAAAAAAGAAGATACACAAGCACCTACAAACAAACACATTGGTAGCGATGTTGGTGAGTTCTTTAAAGAACAAGAAATCATCCCTACAGTGGATGTTGGTGCAGAAGTTGTAGAGCAGGCTCTTGTAGATAACCCAGAACTAAGTCAAGAATTTATTGAAGATGCCTTAAAAGCTACTCAGGAAATTGAAGAGGGGGATGTAACTCCTTATACAGGCTCCTCAGAAGCCTTACAGGAAGAAAAACCTTTAGGGGATACCGAAGTATCAGATCCTGAAGAAAACGCCTCAGATAGCGTTACAGAGCCTCCTGAGAGCATCTTCGTAGAGAACAGTAAACAAATCCTGTTTAATGGGCAAGGAAACCCTGTACCAACCACTAAATTAACCTTGAAACATGTCTATATGCAGGAGATGGTTGCAGATATTCTTCAAGTAGCATATCTTGGTGGTGATCTTGATCCAACATTCCATCCAAGATTCACTGCTGTGCCATTCTTGTGTAAGATGCTGATACCAACAGACATGATGGCCGTATACGAGAATAAGACTCAAAAGGCAGAATATCACGAAGATGGTGAAGTAGTGTTGATTAAAGCATTTGATGTCGTTACCCTCATCAAACAGCTTATTTCAGTTGGCAAGAAAGGTTATGTATTGACTCCTAAGAAAGCTGTGATTACAAATGGTAAATTCTTGGTTTATGTAACTGGAAGGGTTCCTATTAAACCTTCAATCAATTTTAACGTAGATGTACGAACTTTGGCTAAATATACTCGGGAAGAGTTGACATCGTTCGATATGGACACACTGAAAGGGCTTGGGGAGCGATATGGGGTGAGTCACAGAGCTAAAGTACCTTTGATAGCTTCAATTTTAAAAGCTCAGCAAGAGTAATATAAACGGGGTCTGGCAAACCCCTTCTTAAACGTAGTAAGGAGCAGTAACTATGGCTAAAGGTTCAAATAATACACCAAGAACAAGAAACTCTAAAGTTGCTTCAGGTAGCCCAAAAGTAGTTAAAGAGAAGTATGTCCAACAAAGGGAAGATCAGATAAATTCCTCCCCTATTCGACCTCTGAACGCTAAACAAAAGCTTTATATGGACATGATAAATGATTGGAACATCCCGACAGTCCTCAGCACAGGATATGCGGGAACGTCTAAGACTTATCTACCAACAGCAATGGCTTGTGATTGGCTTAGGACAGGTAAGATTGATAAACTAATATTCTCTCGTCCTAATATCTCAAATACAAAGTCTCTGGGCGCTTTCGGTGGAGATCTTTTAGAAAAAATGTCAAACTGGTGCATGCCCATTCTAGGTGTTTTGCATGAACGTTTAGGCAGGAATAATGTTGAGCTTCTGATTAAAGCTGGAGACATTGAGTTTGTCCCGTTAGAAGTTATTAAGGGTTTCTCAGCATCCAATTGTGTGTTCATAATGGATGAGGCTGAAGATCTCACTATAGAAGAAGCTAAGAAGGTTATCACACGACAAGGTAAGGGTTGTAAGATGATCCTATGCGGGGATGTAAGTCAATCTGAACTTAAAGAAAGAAGTGGCCTTAAGAAGCTAATGGAGATGGCTGAGAAATACGACTACCTAACACTAGGAACTGTAGATTTCAATGAGACATCTGATATTGTTAGATCAGATGCTGTAAAGAATTGGATCATCGCTTTTAATGAGGAGGAAAATAAATGAATAAAAAAAAACTAGATTATGAAGAAGAGGACGATTTCTTGAAAATGATTGGTGTTGGTGGTAAATCCAGAATCTCCCGTTCAATTGTACAAACAGAACACTATTACCCACTAACTTATGAGATTGAATCCTTTGAACAAGTGGCTGAGTTGGTTGAATTACTCCTGTCTGTGCCCCCAACAGATGTTATTCGTATATTCATATCAACCAATGGTGGCAGATTAGATGTCTCAGAGCAGGTTGTGGCGGCGATACATGAAGCTCGTGAACGGGGTGTGATTGTTATTGCACAACTAGGTTTTAATGTCTGTAGTGCTGGTACATTCATTGCGTTGAGTTGCTCCGACTTGATTGTGTCACCCACAACAACCTTCATGGTTCACAACTGGTCGTCTGGAGTCAGTTATGGCAACACTGCCCACCAAATGAGAGATATAGCGTTCAGCCATGACCAGTCTGTTAAATTTATGACTGAAACTTACGGCACATTCCTTACACCAGAAGAGTTAGCTGATATTCTTGAACATCCGAAGGATTTATGGTTCAATGGTGAACAGGTATTGGAACGCTGGGCAGCAATGCAGATGGATAATGAGGAGGAAGATGGTGGAAGTATCACCTTAGATGACTTAATTGACCAAAGGGTGGAAGCTATCCTTGCAGCAAAGGAAGAAGCCAGTAAGAAACCTACAAAGAAAACACCAGCAACTAAGAAATAAAGCTTTACAGACAACTTGGGGAGGTTTATTATCTCCCCATACCAACAACAGAGGAAATAGTATGAGTAGTATGGGCAATTTTATCATTGAAAAAGAAGATCGTAATGAGTGGCATGAAGACTGGGACTCCTATTGGGATCATTTACCAGAATATCGTGCAGATGTGGATGCTGAAGTAGTGGAATCAGTTAAAAATAATATGAATTAAGGGGAAATTGATGTCTAAGAAAGTGAAAATGAGTGTTGTAACACCAGAAGTATTCACAGAGGACGAGTTTTCAGACCCCGCAAGCTACTTCATTGTAGATTGCATGGGAAATAGAAATTATTTTCATTGCCGTGGTCGTAAAGAGGCTCAAGAAGCTGCTGACGAAGAATATGGCAAAGGTAAGTATGTAATTAAGACAACAAAGATGATTAAATCAGGTAATGAGGCTACTGCTGTCGGGAGAATTAACAGCCGCAGTAGGCAAGGCTCCAGACCAATAAGTAATTAGGAGGTTAAGTGAGTAATTGGGACATAAGATTTTTGGAAATGGCAAGACTTGTCAGTAATTGGAGTAAAGACCCTTCATCTAAGTTTGGAAGTGTTATCGTTGATGACGAAAAGAGAATAGTAAGTGTTGGGTTCAATGGATTTGCTAAAGGTTTTGATGATTCAGATGAGAGATTGTTAAATAGAGAGTTCAAGTACCGCCATGTACTTCATAGTGAAGAAAATTGCATATTAAACGCTAGACAAGATATTAAAGGGTTTACAATCTACGTTACTGGAGTCCCTTGTAGTTTATGTATGAGCAGAATTGCACAGTCTGGCTTGACAAAAGTGGTATCTTATAAACCAACAGAGGATTATTTGTCTCGTTGGAGTGTAGATGAACCTTTACAAGTAGCTAAAGAGTGCGATATTATCGTTGAACAAATTGAGGAGGAAATATGAGAAAATTAGTTAGTATTCGTAAGATTACAGGAATCGAACCTATCGTCGGAGCAGATCGTATAGAAATAGTTCAAGTAGATGGTTGGGAAGTTGTTGCACAAAAGAGAATTCATTCTATTGGTGACACTGTTGTCTATTTTGAACTAGACAGCTTCTTACCAGAATCAGACAGTCGATTTGAATCGTTTATGAAATTCGGCACTCGTACATTTGACGGTGTGGTTGGTCACAGAGTTAAAACTGTCCGGTTAAAAGGAGTATATAGTCAGGGTGTTATCATGCCAGTATCTGAATTCCCTGAGATTGCAGACCCACAGGAAGATGCAGATTACTCTGAAGTTATTGGTGTGGTTAAATGGGAAGCTCCACAAGAGCGTGGGGAAGGTATGGGCTATCAAGGAGATAAGAAAGGTACATTCCCTTGGTTCCTTCGTAAAAGTGATCAGGAACGTATTCAGAACCTCTATGGTAAGTTATCACAGACTAACTATGAAACTGAGTTTGTTGGTACACTTAAGATGGATGGGAGTTCGATTACTGTGGGGTTTGTTCTTGGTGAGAAGTATGAGGATAAGCGATTCTTCTTCTGTTCAAGAAATCAAGAACTTAAACTACCGGAGTGTGCAATTACCCCAGAGTCTCTTAAAGAGCAAGGTAAGTTCTTTCAAGGGGCTTATAACTCAAAATTATTCACTAAGGTTTTGGAGCTTCATAAAATGTATGGGGGTTACTATGCAATCCAAGGTGAACTAGTTGGTGCAGGTATCCAAAGTAACTTTGAAAAGTTTGACACGTACCAAGTATTCGCTTATAATATCTTTGACATTGAGAAACAACAATTTGTTGACTACAACACTTTCACTCAAATGGCTGAAGCTGTTGACTTACAAATTTGTCCAGTTGTTTATCAGAAACAAAGGATTCTTCAGGAACCTCTTAAGGATATTCTAGCTTTGGCTAATGGCACTGGATTGAATGCTGAGTATAGAGAAGGTATCGTGTGGAAACAGGTTGACGGGGATTGTCAATTTAAGGCAATATCAAATAGGTACTTAGAGAAGCAGAAGTGAGAATTAACACAACCTCACCAAAAGAATGGTTAGATGCTTTAAAACAACATTGGGATTTATTCAACAACAGAGATGAGGGACAATGATGAGGATATTCTTGTCATGTCTTTCGAGAAGACAATGAATAGGGTTGTTGGGTATTATAGTAAATTAACTAAATGTGGGTATATGTTCACTAAGGAGGTGCCTTGATAAATTTATTTGCTTCCCCTCTCTATTTGCAAGAAGATATAGAGGCTTTGCTGGGAGATACAGACAACCCCAGAGTTAAAGTAGCTTTATCTGATATTGCTAGTGATTTGCAAGCAATCTATGAGTTTACTAAAGCTATAGACAAGTGGAGTAGTAGAAAGAGTTCAGATAATGACTTACTCATTTCTTATAATATTTTTTGCAGCAATCGTGGGAGAGTTAGATATGAAAATTAGTAAAACAGATAAACTACTACTTATACTTAAAACATTGTGGAGGATACCAGCCGCTCTAATATTTATGTCTCCCTTATTGTTTTTGGTTTGTGGTATAATGTATGAAAACCTAGCACTATTAATTTTAGTACCAGTAGTCCCTTTACTATTCAGGGGATTGATGTCCCCGATAGGTAAGTTTCCTGCCCACTTTAACCAAGAAGCTATCGAACGTTATGATTTACCTTCTTGGTTGTTATGGGCCTCAACTCCAGACGAAAAATTACCAGCGGGAATGTATGAAAAACAAGCTGCTTGGGTTTATAAATACTTTGGTACAACAGTATGTTCAATGTATTGGATATTGGTTCGTAATGTTGGTAGTGGTATTATGTGGAAGAGGGCAATACCTTTAGGAGCTATCTACGATAAAGATATTGATCATAATGATGTAAATGTATTGAAAGCTGTTGCTGAACAGGTTAAGATGGATAATAATCTTCTCCCAGTCAAGTGGGGTGTATTCAAACTACACTGGGAGTTGACTAAAGATTTTTATGGGGTGCTACATGATTTCAAAAGTGAGGGTTGGAAGAAGTGCGGTTACGTAGCAAAACTTGAAATAGGGGTGTGGTGATTATGAAATTTAGTAAACCAAAACTGACTAAGTGTAGATCGAGTGAATTATGGATGTGTGATGGAGGTTATACAACCTACGCATCAACCCCTGAGAAGGCTTACAACGAGTGGTTAGCTAAAGAGACAGCAGAACCCTATCACCTGTATTCTGAGAGGTCTATGAAAGAGTTGTTTGAGAGGTTGGATAAAAATAAGAAGGAGAACCCTGAGATGTTCGAGAAGAAGATTTATAGTGGCAGACCTTCTGCACCTGAACCACTAGAGATTATTTATCAAAAGATTAGGGTTGGTACTTGGGTTCCTAAGTGGTTTAGTAAATTATTTGGAGGAAATCAATGAATCTAGCAAAGATACTCTTAAACTCCAAACAAGAGTTTAATGGACATAAACAGATGGAGTTTAAGGGTGGAATATCCTTAAAGCAATGTATCAAGCTCTGTAAGGCTTTAGAGGAGCTTGAGCCTAGTTACTCTTTTGTATGTGAAGTGTGGACAGATGGTGGTGTAACAATCTACCAGAAAGATTATTGGCCTAAAGGTGTACATCCTACGGGGTGTGTTGATCGTATTATATTAGCTGTGGAGGTTTAGATGTCAAATTATGTATTCTTGTGGAAACCATATGAAGAACTTTATTTAAGTAAGGAAATATTAGCAGAACTTAAAGAACTCACAACTCTTACAGATGATGGGTGGGAGCCTTATGAGAGTTTTAGTTGGGATAATGAAGATAATGAAATGTACCCTAACATAGCTAAATATGTGGAGAATACATATAATGAGTATTTCTTCTTTATAGATTTACATAGTGGGTATGCTGATGACTAAGTTAATTATAACAATGTTGAGTGTTTTCTTGTTTACGGGTTGTAGTAACGACACACCTGACCGTGAAATAGTAAAACACATACAAGAGACTTGTAGAAGTGCTGGAGGACAATATTTCACGGGGTATAGTGAGAGTCCCCTCGGTACATGGTCTATTGAGGTTGGTTGTGTATACCCTAAACAGGAGGTAGGATTATGATTTGGATACTAGGTTTAATAACTGGTTTATCTTTTGACATGCCTGTTTGGTGGTGGGTAGTTGGATTCCTGCTTGGTATGGTTAGTGAAAGTACAGTGGAGAGTAGGTAATGGAACATAGAAATAAAATAGAGTATCTAGGTTATGACATCCTAGTGTACATAAACCATCAAGGTGATTTGTTTGTCACTATTGAACTTGATGGAACTCCTTTAGACTGTAAAGTAGGTAACACCACCCAAGCCGAGTATTACATAGAAGATTTAGTGTTCGAGAGGGATGGGTTCTTATTTGGGGAATCAAGGTTTAGAATTAGTGAAGATGAATTCATTAAGTTTGAAAACACTCCTAAGATTAAGGAACTCGCTATTGGACACAATGTAGGTAAGAAAATGAAGTTTCTAGCTAACGCTTGTGAGATGGAGGTTGTTGGTAGATACCTTGGGCAAGACATAACTGAGAATTGTTATGATTATTTTAGTGTTTATTGTGGGAGTAAATTATGAGTTTGTGTAACTGTGGAGAGCCGACAAGATATTCTCACAAAGATGGTGATAGCTGTAATAAGTACTTCGTGTCCCCTACTTATGAACAACTCAGGAAGGAACATGTACATTATCGAAAATTATCTCAGATATATCTGGACACACTGACCTTAATCAGGGACACTAATGCTTGTGATTATGAATACAGAGGTTGGGCAAATAATGCTATCGAGTTAGGAGAGAGTTGGAAATGAACTACAAAGTAGTTAGTAACTTAGGTACACTGTATGAAGGTGGTAGTCTGGAGGAAGCAAGGCAATCTGTAATTAGTTGTTTAGAAGTGGAAGCTTGTTTTGGGTATGATTATTGGGAGACTGAACGCAGACAGTGTTGGGATAAAGGAAACTACCTACAAGAAGCTTGGTGGTCACTTCCAGAGAAGAATCAATATAGACCACACATGAGTCTTGATTGGTGTTGTATATGTCATCAAGACATTAGTAAGTTTGTTGAAATACAGGAGGTGTTGGGTGAACAATAAAGAACTAGACATAAAACTCAAAGAAGCTGGGTTACTGACAATAGAACAACTTATGAATGCTCTAGCACATCCTTTATTCATGCACAGTGGTGTGGTTGATATTCCCTCACTCCAGAAGTGGGTAAAGATGCGTTATGAAGAAAGCTTACGGATGAAGGCTAGAGTACAACTAGAAGAGGGTATGGATAGCGAGAGTGACTTAGCTGAATGGGCTATAGCGTTCTCTGCTGTGTTTGGTGAGGTACACCATCATTTAACTAAGATACTGGGAGATGTAGAATGTTAGCTTTTACAATTTATATAGTGGGTGTTATTGGGGCGATGTACTTTTTCTTGTCTATGGCAGATAAAGGGGAAGAGATATTCGCAATAGGCACAGCAATACTCTGGCCTTTAGTTATTGTGGCTGGTATCTGTCTAATAGTAAGTGAAGAGATTAAGTCTCGGAGGATTAAATGAGTAGTGGAAGAACAAAGAACTTTAAGTATGACCAAGTAATTACAGTAAACCTTGATCCAAGTGATGGTTATAAGATTGTAGCTACAAGACGTACAGCTGATATACTTCAGGAAGAAGTGGATGAGGTTGAGAAAGAGATGTATCTACACGTTGAACGAACTATAGTAGCACTTAGATCAGGTATAGAAAGAGAACTCTTACCAAGAGACTATAGACTTAAGTATGGTATCGAGAGACTAACGCCAGAGTATGGGGTTTACTTGAGATCTGAATCTCTTATACTTAAGGAGGTACAAGATGAACGGAACTGATAATGAGATTAGGCTCTTTGATGGCCAGTGGGTTAATATTGTAAATGCTAACGATTGTTGGGAAGGCCACACAAAAGAAGAGGCTGTTCATGAAGCTGTGAAAATGGTAGAGGAAGCAATGGCACTAAACATTAGGGATAATTTGTGGCCAATAAGAAGGGAGTTCCAGCGTAATGATTGAAAGACCTACAATCTCAGCAAAAGAGTGGAGACGTAAGGTGAATGCTGGTGAGATTACAATCATCAACCCACCAAGTAGAGACCTATACAAAGAAGCCACCTTACTGCAAAGTGGTGAGTGGTTACAAAAACAAGGTGATCAGTATTTCCTGTTTGACTGCTATTCTCACCACTATGCGGAATTGACCATTGAACAAGTTGTTGAGGTATTAGTGAGAGAGGTGAAGAATCTCGATAGGAAGTATAATGCACACCCATCAGACAGATGTAGAGAGGCTTAAAGAAGATATAGTACAAGAGTACATACAAGCTATGAAGTACCATGTGGATCATGATTGTCTCATTCTAAAAGAGGTGAACAAGATACACAGAGAAGTAGTTAAATATCTTAAAGAGAAGGAGGAGTAATAATTGTTCTACCACAGTTATGAACAACAAGTTAGAAGGGCTATAGTTCAAGTACACAACACCTGTTTCTACTGTAAACTTAACAGTTGTTCTAACGTAGACCACCTATTCCCAGTATCCAAGGGTGGAATTAGTTACTTAGTCAATATGGTAGGTTCTTGTAAGAAATGTAATGGGTTGAAGGGCAATCAACTACCCGTACTAGATGTTTACCTTGCTGCAAGAGAATATTGTGAGGAAAGGCAATATGAAGTAAAGAAACTAATAGACTACTGGGGTTGGCCTGTTCGTTGGATTGACTACATAGAACCTAAGTATCATTCGGAAAGAGAGGTCTTTGAGATAAAGATGGAACATAATTAAATAGGATAAACAATGACATATACTTTTAGCAGTTCACAGAAAGCAGCTTATGATGCTGTACAGAAAGGTAAGAACATATTCATCACAGGGAGTGGCGGCAATGGCAAGAGCTACCTAACACGAGCTTTAACCACCCCAAACACCCTTGTGTGTGCCCCTACAGGTATTGCCGCCATGAATGTGAAAGGTACTACATGTCATAGGGCTTTTGGCCTGCCTATGGGATTACCGGAAGCCAAAGATTTTAACATTATTGGTAGGAAACAAAGGGATGTATTATCCACAGTAGACCGTATCATTATAAGTGAAGTGGGGATGTTACGTGTAGACCTTCTTGAGCTTATTGACCGTAAACTGAAGTTGGCAAGATGTAACAAGAAACCCTTTGGGGGAGTACAAATGATTGTAGAGGGAGACTTCTTTCAATTGGAACCTATTGTAAGTAGAAATGAATGGGAACTATTCTACAGTAAGTACACATCCCCTTACTGCTTTAGTTCTAAGGTGTGGGACTTTGAAACCTACCATCTAACCGAACCACAGCGTCACCCAAAGATAGAACAATATAACCTCTTGAACAGGATGCGCTCTGGGGATCAGTTAGCATTAGCAGAGTTATTGTCAAGTACAGGAGAATATAAACTTTCAGAAGACCTATTACATTTGTGTTGCTACAATGACGATGCTCATAAAGTAAACAATCATTGGTATAATAAGAACACTAACCAAGAAGCTGTATTCGTAGCACACCTGCAAGGTAAGATTAGTGAGAAAGATGTCCTTGTCCCTCAGATACTTAAGCTTAAAGTGGGTTGCAAGGTGTTACTATGTGCTAACGACTTAGGGAGTCAATATGTAAACGGAGATAGTGGCACAGTAATCTCTATGGATAACCAGAGCATTAAAGTGAGGTTAATCAGTGGTATTACAGTAGAGGTGGAGAGTTTTACATGGGAAACCTACAATTATACCAAGGTCAGTGATAAGATAGTCAAAGAAGTGGTTGGTAGTTTCACCCAATACCCAATAACATTAGGCTACGCAATCAGCATACATAAGGCTCAAGGGGTTACATTAGATCATGTGGCTGTCCATGTAGGTAAAGGATGCTTCTCTGCTGGACAACTCTACGTGGCTGTAAGTCGTGTTAAGGATTTAGACAACTTAACTTTCCTCCGCAAAGAACAAGTGGCACTAGACAATTTAATAGTAAGTGAACAGGTTAAGGATTTTTATGGACTCTGATAAAGCTTTTGATGAGTATGATGAATACGAAAAAGAAATGGGGGTAGCTTACATGGAGGCTGTAAGAACTGGAGATAGAACAAGCTACGAGAAGATTGTAAGGGATGGTAGGGAGGTAACAAATAACAGGAAGATGCTAAAAGATATAGATTCTGGCACCTACAAAGATAAGCAGTATATGAAATTAGAGGAAGTAAACACAGCATACCAACATGCTTTAGATGCAGACTCCCCTACAGTAGAGACTTGTTTCCTAGAAGTAAAGATGGTACACTCAGTAACTGACGAATACCTAGAGGAAGCTAGAAGTAATCCCATCTACTCTCATGTGGTGAGTGATATTGTAGATAGTAATGTTTCCCACCCTATCATACGAAGTATGAGGGATAACAAAATATTGCAATTACGACTACACAAGAAAGCTTCTACACCTAATCAACTGATAACTGACATAACCTGTAAGCGTACAGTCAATGACAGGTTAACCTCTTTAGAACAGGATGTTATTGCTCTTAGGTGCGAACTGGACAGTGTTAGTACATCCCAAGATAATACTGAGATGGGTGTAGAAAGACTACTAGAGTTTGTAGACCTACCCAAAGACCATACTAAAAATAAAGCTATTGCCCTTAAACAGAAGGGCCATAAAATCAAGAACATTGCCCATGTATTGGGAGTAAGTGAGCGTACCATTAAACGGTGGACATCAGAGTGTTAGTTGTACAAATTCAACTACCCTCTTAAAATGTCCCTTTTTTGGCACCTTTTTTTGTAGCCGTGCTATATATATATATAAACTTAACACATCCCACTAACTGTAATGGTTGGTGGGATTTTTTATGCCTAAAATTTGACTTCCTCACATTTCCAAATTCCCCTCCAGAAAGAACACCCTCTAAATATCCTATCTAAAATATCTCTACCTGAAAATATCTATAGTGTCCAATAACCTTTAATTCTTATAAATCAATTAGTTAGAATCCCCGTATATACAAGAGCAGTGCTTAACACAACCCCTTACCCCTCTACAGTATACTCCTACAATATCCAAATATCTACCCAATTAAACTTATTACCTAATCATATACCATAGACTATAGCTATATGTCTTATAACAGAATACTTATGAGGGTATGCTAAAATGATATAATAAATTAGATAATTATGGTTGACAATAGTAATAAGAGTATGTTAGGTGCTTAACCAATAGGGGTATAAGAGCAACACCATAAGTATATTGACACTATAAGCATAACAATCAATCAATCTAATTATTAGATGATAATCCCACCTAATACACTTAAATCAATCAATTAAACAGATAACCAATAAGCCTATACACCTTGCTATTACTGGTGTTAAGTGTTGTTAAGGGTATAACTGCTAGTAGTGCTATCTATAGCTCACTTAGGGTATGTTGAGCGACTAACAGACTATTACAGCTATATTGATAGTTATTGATATAGGTATGTTAGTGTCACCTTAATGTAAAGCTTAACAAGCGATTTAAGGCTACTAGGGTATGCTAGGCTATAGGTAATAGATAGAGTGGCTAGGATAGCTTTAGAGAGCGTTTAAAAGGTATTGACAGTTATTGGTGTATTATGTTATTCGTACATACACGTTAGGTAATAGGCATAACCGAAGGTTATTGTAAAGGAGTGTAAAGATTAAATAAAGTGTTGACACTATGGTGATAGTGAGTAATAATGACCACATCAAGACGAAACACACTTAACTAAACAACCAAGGCGAACATCATGAAAAAGTTAATCTGTTTTCTAGTTATAATCGGTGGAGTGTATGGAATAGTAGGTAACACTCTTGTACAGGCTGGTACTACTTCAATCAATTCAACTAATGAGCGTATGCTTAAGGCTGGTATCTAAGCTGAAGCTTAGTGCCTCTTCTAAACAAGTTTATCCGAGGTGTATAATGTTTACTTTGATTAACGTTTATTATATTGACGGTTCTGAGGGTAGCTTTACGTATAGTAAAGATATTTTAAACCAGCTTATCATGCTTAGTGAGACCTTAAACAACATAGTCAAGGTGACGCTGGAATAGTCTTTACAATTCAACTAACCTTTAACATTAGAATCGCTTGAATGCGTACAGGAAGATACAGAATGACAGCTATCAAACAACCTGCAAAGCCTACAACCAAGCGTAAAGCATCACCAAGAGCTAGACGAGTTAAAATTGGTACGCCTTGGCTTGTTATGCTATTCAAGCTTATAGCTACCATAGCCGCTGGCTTCCTGCCGATTGCTAGCTATTGGATCATGCATTATGAGATTATGCCAAATGCTAGTAGTATTGATCTACTGATAGTTATTAAGATTTTGTTAGTATTGGCGGCTTTGGTGTATTCTGCCCCTACTCTAGCAGCATGGGCAAATAATTGGACTAGTAACAAATACAAGTCATGGGGCTTTACAATACTATTAGAAGGCGTTATGATAGGCTCAGATACTCAGTGGCTAGCCTTATGCGCCTTGGGTATTCTAACACTAGTGAATGCTGCTATAGCATTTGATAAGAATCAAACTAATTAAATAGGTGATTTATGAAAAAATTAAAAGCCAGTGATATACAGTTAATTACAGGTGGTTCTGTCAAGGTATACAAAGGTATATACACTATAGGGAAGGCGTACTACTACCGAAACGTTGATCTAACAGAATGGTGGATTAGTATAGAAGATAAACTCAATAAATCAAACCTTGACTTCAAGAGGGTTGATTGGGGAGATACATTTAAGGAATTTAGAGGCGGGGATAATGTTTGGCAAGGCTCGCATTTTTGGTACCAATTCAAATTATTAGGGTAATATCATGCTAGAATTAATTCAAGCTAAGCCGCTCTTAATACTAGGTTTATTTCTGTATGTTGTGGCTTTTACTGTGTTTGCTGTGTGGCTCACTGCTAAAGTGTCTGTGTGGATTGTAAGCGATAGTAAACAAGGGGAAAAAGGTAATGATTAATCTGATTATTGACTTGGTATTGATTGCTTGGTGTTTGTGTATTGTTGGTGGCCTGTATGTTATTTGTTTAGGCTTACAGGGAAGAAAGTTGAATTAAGGCTTGCGTTATAGTGGTACTGGTATTACAATGACAACCAAGGCAAGCGAATAGCGCCTTATACAAGCTAGGTAATAAAGCCTAGTTTAAATTAAAGATTTATTAACAACCAAAGAGGAAATAAATTATGACTACTTCATCAATTCGTTCAACTGAAGCCAATCAACCAACTATTAAAGCTATTTATGTAGATTTTAAATGGAATGGTGGTAAAAAGGAAAAAGCTAAACCTGTAACGTTAACAGTCGTTCGGGAATACGCTGGGGGTGCTGTACAAGTAGCTAGTGGGGATGTGTACCAAACGACAACAGAACATAACCACAAGGATAAAGCTTTTTATCTTGCTACCGCATAAAGTTTAGTTTCTTTACCATAAAACACTTGATCTTCTAGGTTGAGTGTTTTAGAATAAAGTCTCTTAAGTAGTACAAATCAATCAAATAGGAAGCATTACCATGTTAAACATATCTCACTTGCAGCACATTACTATGGGTATTAAGCTTTTCAAGGCTATGCGTGAAGCGGTTAAAACTGGCTTACCTGTATATGTGACTAACCGCAAGGGTGAACCCTTCCTCCGTGTCAATTACAAACGTAACACTGTTAACGCTTTTAAGTTTTGGTGTGGTAGATCACAAAAAGATATTAGTGATTTAATTATAAATAAAGTGTTGCGTGTTACAGTTTAATAGATTAGAATAGCTTTGTAGTAACAAATTAATGTTTAACTAAATAGCCTTTGGAGGCAAACAGAATGAATGATTTAAACAGTAAAAGTGTATATTGGTTAGAAGTTAACGCTATCGCTGAAGCTTTAGTTTCTGAGTGTATGAGTGAGTGCGACAATGACCGCGATGATGCGGAAGAATTAATCAATGATAGTCGCTTGCATGAAACCATAGACGGTCATCAGTGGGTGATTTACTACGCTTACAATCTACCTGTGTTGGAGTACTCAGATAATACCGAGTACGGTATTGACAACGGACTAGTTGCTTACGAAGTCATTAAAGAGCGTAGTCTCAATGACTTTCATACGGCTTTAGCTTTTTGGGCTTTATATGCGGATGTGCAGGGTGTGTTAGATAGTGCTTTCAATGACTTTGAAGAAAATCAAGAGCTTGCTGCATAAGCGACGATTTAAACGTTAACCAATAACTAACCAAAGGTATCTAAATCATGTTAAAAACTATTAGAAAACAACGTGGGCAGGAAGTTTGGACAAACTTCCAAAAACAGAAGGTTAAAAAGGGAGATATTGCCCGCCGCAATGGTAAACCTAACCGCGTATTGGCTCAACTCTCGCAAATGGTAGGGGTTTAATTATGCATTTAATTTTCATGGCCTTAGGTAATGCAACAACTGGCACAGCCAACAAACAAACAGGGCGCTACAGTCGCCATGGTTCATATTTGAAATTCAATAGCTCGAAAGATCGACAAGAGTATATAAGCAATCACTTATATAGTAAAGATTTTTGGTATATTTGTGGTAAAGGTACAGGGCGGCGGTTTAGCCTTGGCATGAGCCTTGCAGACTACAATGAATACCTAGAGCAATTACCCACAATGACTAAGGTTGACGATATATGGGAGGCGTTCTAATGGGTTTTATTTTAGGACTACTGGCGGCATTCTTAAAAATGCCTATTAAATTCGATTAAACCCATATAAGCCGCCTTTATGCAGCTTTTCTTTTATCTAAAATAAAGCAATTATTTTCTCCTTTCCTCTTGTCTTACCTTCTTTATTCTGTATAATCATTAACACAGGCTAGCACATAGGGGGTTAGCTTAATAATCTTATAGGTGTAATTATGAGTAAGCGTTTTCGTGTAATGGTCGGCTCATCCCCATGGTCAGAAGATGTACAACTAAAAGATGACTACAAGATGACAGTATTACTAAATAAAGATAAACAAGAGTTTTGTAAGGCTACTGCCACAAAACATTTGAATGATATGAAAGTAAGAGGGTATGCCGGATATTTAGAGGAGGTTTAAACCTTATACACCAAACAACCTAGCCGCCCATTGAGGCGGCTTTTTTACGCCTTTAATTTCATAATCCCACTATCTACTCCCTTCACTCAATAAATCATCCCTTCTATAACGTCCTACAATCAATTTAAACCCTTCTACCAATACCATAACAACCCTATCCTATAGCCTTCCTGTAATCGCCTTAAAAGGCCTTATAAAGCTATTGGTTTATACTGTAGCTATTATTCAGTAAAAATCACCGTGTTTTAATGGTTGACTATTGGCTAGTGTGTTGGTAGTATTGCGACTAGGCAATAATGCCAGTAAACAAAAAGGTATTCTCAATGGAAGATCAAACCGTATTTAGTTATTTATGTTACTATGACAGTCGGAACCCCTATTTTGACGTACCCACTGATGATTGGGAGCAAAGTGAATTGGAGGCAAGGAAAGGTGAGACGTGTTTTTGTGATAATTGTTTTTATGGTAGGCATGATCTGGCCTTAGAAATAATTAGATTAAAATTATTAAGTTAGGCCCTTTACACAAGACAAGGAAGTCTTATACAATACCAACCATACCAGAAAGGGGGGTATCAAGCGCGCACTATAAGGTGGCGGACTACAAGACAAGGGCTGTGCCTGTCATTCCTGTAATCATAAAATGTATATTAAACTTATCATTTTGATAGTTTTTGGCTGTTATATTCGCCATTGTCTGGATTTTATTATCTGTACAGGAAATTCTGTGTAGAAAAATCCGCATCTAGACCTCGGGAAATTTGGATCTGTAGAAAATCGTCTGGTTGTCAAATTGTAGAAAGTCCTCTGGATCTAATTTTCTGTAGAGGAAGTCGCATCCGGCTCTCGTTTTGTGTCTACATCCGTGTGTGAAACATCACCAGTCCTTAATCCAACCCTCAATAGGACGTTTGAATAAATACTTAGTCCCTTGAAATCCTACAAGTTCCCAAGCTTGTGCTCCTATATCATCCAACACACCGTTTACTGTAATGTTGTCAGGACTCAAATACTCTAATGACCAACCCATAAGTGAAATGTCACCATTAATACCCTGTGCAATAGATACCTCTAAATACTCCCACTTAACCATAACAATTTCCTCTAGTTTCTGTATGAAATGCTATAATCTCACAGAATTTATCAGAAATCAATAGAATTTTAGTATAAAATTCTACAATCTGCTAGAATATTTCATAGAATTTCTCTGTACAAATTTAGAATAATACATCCGGTTCTTAGAATTATAAAATCTAATAGAATTTCTTGCATTTAAGTTGGATTTAGATAGAATGTCCACATCGACAACAAACATAGGGGATTTTCAAAATGGCTAAGATTACTAAGAAAGAGATTCTAAAGGTTTGTAAAGCTGTACATGAAAGTGTGGAGTATTTGAATCATGGTGGTTGTGGTGTGTTTGCATTTCTTCTAGGTTCCACATTGAACCAGTTTGAAAACTGTCAAGTTAAGGTTAAAGTTGTAGATTATTATGGAAATTTCCGCAAACGTGTAGAATTTGCAGTACCAGAAGACTTTACAAATGTGGATAATTGGACTAGAAATGGTTTAGATTTTAACCATATAATTCTAGAAGTAAAATTGAAGTACTGCAAACCTTTCTATTTAGATTCAACTGGAGTTTACCAGCATGAAGGAATACTTTCAGGTAGTCTAGACCTTATCCACATAGAGTCTATTTCTAAAGCTAATCGTGGCTGGAATAGAACCTTCAACCGTAAACAGATACCTAAAATTATCTGTTACATTAAATCTTTCTTTGACAACGATAGAAGTTTATGTAATAATCTTGTTATCAAACACTGGGAACTAAATTAGGAGAATAATTATGAAATTACTTAGAAAATTAATAGGTAGTTGGACTTTACCAGAAGATGTATATGTTTGTAGTTTAGGAGATTACTGGATTGAGGTTGATGGTGCCCCCTACACTATAAAATGTGACAGAGGGATTTGGTACTGCGAGGATAGCGGATACAAGTACTGTTATCAAAAAATTAAACAATCTTTTTGGGGTGTCTGGATTAAGGAGACTCAGTGGTTAAATAAAGATACTGAGCTAACTAAATTAATTAAATAACCCTTTACAACCTTAAACAATGTAGTTAGAATGTCCCTGTACCATGAATCTGGTTCAGAAATTTAAATTAAACTTAGGAGAAATAAATCATGTGGTTTTCAGTTATTACAGGCACAGTTGTTGCTATTTTATTGAAGTATATGGGTGTTGAGTCCTTTAGTATGGAATGGTGGGTTGGGGTTGTTGTCCTTAATGCCTTGCCACCAACTGCTGTTCTTATTGAGCAATTATCGACTATTCGAACTAAATATTGGGAGAATGATTATGACTAAACAATTTAAAGGTATGAGTTTCATCGAACAACTGGAAGAACTTAAATCCACTTTACAAGAAGTTATGGTTGCTGAGAATAGTCGTTTGGAGATGGACACTTGGATTACAGAAGAACCTACACACCACTTCTGTGATAGTATCTGTTGTATTTTTGGGTATCAAGCTGTTAAGATATCCCCCACAAAGTTTAAGTGTGATGTTGTTGGTCTGGCGGAGGTATTATCTAAGGATTTTGATGATGTGTGTATAAAAGTAATTGGATGTCCATATCTAGCCTTCTCAGTTTATCAATCTGACTATGGGTGTCGGAAATACGAGGCAAGAGTGACTAACCTATTCACTAAAGAAGAACTGGACTCAATTGTCCACCTTAATTCAGATAACCCTACATTCCAAGATGCTATCGACTATTTGGATATTTGTATTGCTAAAACTAAAGAGTATTTACTCAAGAAAGGAGAAAATGTATAATGACTACACAAAACAAAGAGTTGTTCCAGAAGTTCGTAGAATTTTGTGATGCACAACCGAGGGATAGGGAGATTGATCACAATAGATTCTTTTCCGACTGTGCAATAGGGGATTATGCTAACTCCGTGGGGAAGGATATTACCAAATACCCAGAAGATATAAAGTTCGCTAAAGAGGTTCTAGGGGAGGGTGAGTTGTATTGTCTAGTAAACTGTGCTTTTAGTTCCCCTGAACTTAGGGCTTATGGAAACTATACAAAGCTTCTTAAAACCTACATCTAAGCTCAATAACCACAAACCAATGCCTTTGTATAGGTAAAGGTGTTAAAACGTCCCTATGAGGCTTACAGGAGCTTGTAGGGTAGTACCCTAAAGGGTATTAATGAATATAAATTAGGAGAGATAATATGGTAATTAACGAAAAAGGTATAAAGTTAGGTGATAAGGTGGTTATTAATAATAGCGACTACTCTAAGGATCTGTTTACAGTAGGAAATGTTTACAGAGTTATTGAACTAATGGAGGACAGTGTAGGTTTAGCAGATAACTTTGGCAGGGGTGATGGACTTAGTGATCTTGGTGGCTGGTGTTTTTATAATGAAGAGGTGGACTTAGTAAAAATAAATACCAATAACCCTTGACAAGAGGGTTAAAACCATGATACTATTGGGACAGGGTGAATATTCTATTAAGTGTATTCCTCTGTCCTTCTCATTTAACAGAAATGACACTTGAGATATTTGCTACTTAGAGTAAAGTAGATCGGATTGGAGAGATATGTCTAGCAATAGCTGCACTCACCGTACCAGTCCTAAAGAGCAAGAAGATACCAAGGCTCAAAGTGTGGGGTTGTGAGGGGATAACACTGGTTTAACGCCCTGTAAGGCGTAAATCCCTAACCTGATTGATTACAGTAGGATTCAGGTTGTCGCAGCTACAGGATAGCTGTTCTGCTTTATGCAGCGGGTTCATCTCGGTTGACGGAGAATGTGTCTCGGATAAAAGAACCAATGGTTTGTCTAGGTACTTTGTTTAAAGTATATGGCAAGCTATGGGATTCTTTTATCCAAATTATCTGATTTCAAAAGAATTGTTTATATTAGTATTTAAAATAGTTATTATAGAAGAGGTTTTAATGATTAAATCACAAATAGGGAATTACACTAAAGGGAAATACAAAAGTTATTCTGAAGGTAGTCTGACAAAAGAATACCGACTTTGGAAAAGCATGTTAAATAGGTGTTACGGCAAGAGCACACCAACCAGAAAGCCAACTTACAAAGGTTGCACTGTTTCAGATAACTTTAAGGATTTTCAGTTCTTTGCAGAGTGGTGCAATAATCAAGTAGGTTTTGGGAATGAGGGTTGGCAATTGGATAAAGATATACTAATCAAAGGCAACAAGGTTTATTCTGAAGACAATTGTTGTTTTGTACCGAAAGAGATTAATTGCCTGTTTTTAGATCATCAAGCAAAGCGTGGTAACTGCCCTATTGGGGTTAGTTACCACAAGCCCCAAAACAACTATCAAGTGTCCTTAAGTAAGTATGGTAAAGTACACAATCTTGGTTATTTCCTTGATCCCATCAATGCACATAAGCACTACATAGTTGCCAAGATACTACATGTAAAAGAAATTGCTTTGTCCTACAAAGAGGCTATTGACCAAAGAGTTTATGAAGCCCTTATGGCTTGGGAAGGATGAAGAACTCATTTGATTATTTATATTAGATATAGCAGTTAATAACATAGTTAATAAGAATAAATTATAAGGGATATTTAATATAATGATTGACAGTATGTAGAACTCTGGTAGTATTACAACAACTTAAACAGTTCTGGAGAATACAATGAGAGAAGTGAAAAGCGTAGGTTTCACCATTGGAAGTCATGTCAACAGGTTACATTTTCTACCCACTTGGTTACGGGTAGATAAGTCCCTTACCTACCAGTCCCTTAGTTCCTTAGTTGTGTATGATAGAGACTGGGAAGAGGACACTGAAGTAGGTGCGAGTGAGTATATAGGGGTCTGGGGGTATTCTTGGTTACAGCCTATGCAAAGCATGTGCCACCATTTTCTAATGTTGTTTGATGCATATGACATTGGTTTTAAATTAGATAACTCCACCAGTTATGGTTTTTCCATGCATAATTTAGTGTCCACTGACGCAGATGTGGTGGACTATGACTACACATTCCAAGAATGGTGTAAGATATATGACAAGAAGGGTTTCAATAAGAAGAAGTCTTATCAGGATTGGAAACTCTATTCCGAGATTAATTCTTATGCCTTTAAGAAAGTAGCACAATTAGCTTTTACTATTTATGAGCTACTAGACTTCACTGACTATGAAGAGATGTACAACTGGTGCCTAGATGTGTATGATGGTAAGGTAGTAAGTTGACAAGTGGGTTCTTTGAGGTTAAAGTGGCTACAACTTAAAGAAACAAGGGGAGTTAACTATGAGCCTAATTAAATATAAATACTGTTGGAAAGAGTTGACAGAAGAGGGTCTATTAAAAGAACCTAAACCTATTGGTTCACATTACAATGAGGTTAGTGTTAATGGCTTGTACCTCCATGGTTTTGATTCTGAACACGAGGCGGAGGTTTGGTACTCTGAGCTATTAAACGCTAATGAGTACAAGTACCAGATTCAACGAGACTTGGTGCTAATTAAGAGGGTGTTCTATGGATAAGCAAGAAATAGTCGGGAGAATGAACATTATAACTTCCAAAATAAGGGAGCTTGAAGACTGTAATCACGCTTTATGTGAAGACTTGTTATCGACAATTACAACTGAAGCTGATTGTCACGCTTTACTTAAAGATTTACAGGACAATATCGCACGCATGTACATAGCAGATAAACTTAGAAGTATACGGAGCGCTAATGGATAAAGTAACAACAACTTAAACAGGACAGGAGAAGCTACAATGAGAGATGTTAAATTAATTGCTGTTCGTACACCATCTGGTATCCGTCTAGGGTATGAGCGATATGTGGGTAAGGTTTTTAAATACACAGGAAACAACTACGATGGTTTTCAAGTCATATTACAGGATGGTAGTAAGATACCCATGCTCCACTTCAACATCGAATATGTTGAACAGGAGAAATAATATGAACACACCAGACACCATCCAGACCTTATTCATTCGTGCTTGTAAGTCTAAAGATCCACATAAACGTGTCAACTCTGTGTATCGTAGGTTTTACTACTCTAAAGGTAAAATAGATGATCGTCATCTGGTCTCTATTTTCATCAAGATTGTTGAGGGTTTCTGCCCTATGTCTCTTACTGAAGTGTTTGATAAGCTTCGTCCAGATGATTACTTCTTTGAAGATGATCCTTACTGGACTCGTGCTAAGAAAGTATTAATTAGTCATATTCGCTTGTCACACAGAGATTGTTTTGGTAGTATGCGTGTTCCATTAATGTTTAAGAAATAAGGAGAAATAATATGAAATTCAACCTAGGAGAGTATAATGGAATTATTTATAATTTGGTTCATGGTCGCAGTTGTACTATGTATTTGGCTCTTAATTTTCTTTGAAGATGATTTCAGTTATACTCACATAGGTTACTGTATCTTTTGGCCCGCATATTTAGTAAAGTATGTACTACTGTTTTTACGGGAAGTTTTGAAAGCTTTATTCATTGACTTGATTGGGAGGTAATATGCACGAGTGTAAGCTGCTAAATAAGTTTACTGAGGGTTCACAGAGTCAGGTTATCATTAACTCTACCACTCACCCTACACGAATATCTGGTTGGTATGGGAACACAGAAGTATTCTCTGTACACATAGTGATGGGGAAATGGAGTACAGCCACATCAACCTGTCTTCCTAGTGATATAGAATTAGCTAAGAAATATGTTGACATAATGAACCAAGTTCTGTTAAAGTTACAAGAAATCAACTGAGGAGAGACACTATGAAATTCAATCTAAGTATATCAAGAAATAGTCATAACCGTGTAGGTATTACGGTTAAATGTAAAACATCACGTCAAACCTTCCTTAAACTCGATTTATCGCTGGAGGAATACGCAGAAGTTATTACAGGGTTATCCCACGTGGAAATTGAGGGTGTTGTCAATGGAATGAATCTTGTAGGTAAAGAGAAGCTTGTAGAAGCAAGAACAGTTAGAGTAGATGAAACTATAGGGTTTCAAGGAAAAGAGTTAGTTGCAGCTTGGTTGTCACGTAATTGTAAGGAAGAAGGTTGGGAGTTAGATACGTATCTAGGTAGCCAGAAGTCAATTGTCTACGATCACACCAACATGAATTACATAATTAACTACTCTGTTTATAAGTATGTAGAGTCTGCACTGGAAGCAATGTAAGCTATTTAAACCAAAACCCTAGCCTTACTATTTCTTTAAGGTTAAAACGTCTCCTAGAGCTTCTGAGAGCCTTCTAGGGGTATTATAGAATTATGTGGAGGAAATAATTATGTCAAATTATTCAGACAACCCCAACATGTGCCGTGTAGACTTCTTCAAGTCTTCTGGTAAGTGGTATACAACAGAAGCTGTGGAGTTCTTGAGTGAACATTATCACAGTCATCCAAACACAGCATTAGCTCATGCTCTACAGAAACACTTTGGAGATACACCTAAACTCTCAGGAATGACTGCTGTATGCTTACATCCCTATGTTGAGAATTCTTACCCAATCAGTATTGTGAATATAGGTTAATTATTACAGGAGATTTAAATTATGAAGTACTGGAAAGATTTAACATCACAAGAACAGTCAGACTTCTCTGAAGGTATTGTGGAGTTACATGGTTTTAAATGGATATGTTATTATAGGTTTGTAACAGAAGACCAAGTTGAAATTTATAGTAGCTATGGTGACTGGGCACAATCATTTACTCATTACAAGTCTATGGTGGTACTATTATGAAATACACATCACTAACACACAGTAGCCTTGGGGATAATACCCAAAGAGACTTTGACTGTATTGAGGATTGGGAAGATGATGTTGAATTCTCTTTTGATGTTGTCTGGAGTAAAATCTATGAAGCAAGAAGTGGGATATTGGTTAAGTCCTACTGGCCTGATGAGTTTAAAGAGTATCGAGGGGAAAATAAATGACTATAGAAATAGACTCCACAGGTACATTACAGGATGTTGCTGAGGTCATGCTTGATATGGAAGTTAATCACGGCGTTCCAACAGGTAATGTTTATGAGATTGTGACTCCACTCTGGTCTGGGAAATTATCAAGAGGTCAAGTGGATTACTTGATTGAAGGGTCTACCCTTAAAATAGAGCAGGAAGTGTTACTAGAAACAAAGAAACCTAAACAGAAACATTCAATCCCCTTTTGGGCTAACAATTGGAGAAAGAAATGACCCTCATAGATCAATCTAAAATACTTGTTGCAGACTTCTATGATACTCTCCTTACTAAATACTATGGGAAGACTTATTATGCTGTTGATTGGGCTACAGAAGGTTATGATGACCGTTCTTGTAAGATTACTTGGACAGAACATAACGGTAAGATGTATGTAACTGATATTGAATATTTGGAGAAATTGCTATGAAACACCTAGAAGGTAAGACTGTATACCTACAACCCACAGGTAATAATGCCAGAGGTAGTTGTAAGATTAAGAAAGCTGTTATACTTAAAGTGGCGAGGGTGTTTGTGACCTTGAAGTTCGAGGGTTATTTTCATGAGAGTAAGTTTCGCTATAAGAGGAATATCTTAAAGGGTGAATGTAATTCTGAGTATGTTACCTACGAAACAGAGCAGGGCTTAGAGGATTTCTATGAGGGGCAAAAACTAGCAAACACTATATCTAAGAAGTGTTCATATTCGTCACAACTAGAAAAGTTAGGTTTGGATAAACTTAAACAGATAATCAAATTATTGGAGGATTAATGTGAATAATTTAATTAAAGTAATGTGTAAATCATTGTACAACTGGTCACAGCCTGAATATAGATACTACTTGGTGTATTACTGGAGTCATGATGGGTGGTCTGAGATAATTAATGCTATTCAATTCGACTCGAAAGTTCCTTTGGGAGAAGCCTCTAAGCTAATAAGTAATTATTTCAGGAGTCCAAGTATTAAGTCTGTGGAAGATTTAAGTATTATCAGAACTGATGACTATTTAGTTGGTAAAAGCTCCAAAGATTATTACTACAGAAAACCCAGTTCTTTGGGGCAATACACTTCTGAAACATTACCTCAAAGATATGAGGTAATTAAATACTTTAAGGGTTACTGTACCGAGATAAAAAATGATGAATAGTTTAAAATAAACCCTTGACAACCACATAACAATCCTTCATAATTCTCACACATTAACAACACAGGGGAATAATTATCATGTCAGAGATATACAATTTTAAAGAGCGAGATCGTGCAGGTTACAGTTGGTTCACTAAGTACCTTTTAAGCACCCCAAGAGGTGAATCCCTTTCAGAATTATCCAGTTCCGAGGGGTTCGATCCCTCCAAACTTGAAGTATCTCTTACAATCAATGGCTTCTCTTTAAGGATTGATGATTTCAACCACTTACTTGATAAATGGTCTGATATGGTGGAGGAACGGGTTAAGAAGGAGTTGGATTATATTGAATCAGAAAGAGCAGTTCTTGAGAAAGCTGAAGAGTTAATTAAAAATAAGCTTGGTAATATTCAGGATGTATTGTATGATGTTGAAAATTCACTTTGGAAACTATCACAAGAGGAATGATATGAACTCTCTACAACTAGCTCACACATTAATGACATCTTTACAGAAAGGTAAGATTTGTAAAGTACGTTGGATTAAGAATGATGGTGTACAGAGAGTGGCTAGAGTGAGGTTGTGGAGTAAATCAGGGATAACGGATTACCCTCGGATAGGTATAAACCCAGTGGTTCATACAGGTCAATACATAACGTGTGAGGATGTAGATAAGAAGAGAGCTACAGGTGGTGGTAATAAAGGCTGGATTAATGTAAGCTTAAACAATATTCTTGAAGTTAAAGTAGAGAGTAAATCATTTTTAAATTGGATAATTGGAGGTTAATATGTGGGTAAAGATTAGTAAACCAGAAGATACAAAGAAGTTGAAAGTGGGCGATAAAGTTCGTGTAGACGGAACAGAGTATAAATGTACTCACACCTATTATTCACCAACAGATTATGGGTTCGATATTTATGGAAAGTTACCTCATGGTGGTAGGGTATTATCTCATGGGTGTGTTAGACGTTTTGAGTACACAATTGAATTATGGGAAGGGGAGGAAACAACTATGAACAAACAGTATAAAATTAAGTTGAGAAAAGGTGATGCTTGTAAGATTGAAGGGTTGACAGAAGAACAATACCATCAAGTTTGTAAGAGATTTATCAATAGTGGGGCTAGTAGTGACTATTACAGAGAGAAGACCTTTCAAGAATACCTTAAGGATTACGACTATGTTATGTGGTATTGTCTAAGTCTCTGCCCTTGTTATCGGAAGGAATTAGAACCAAACGCAACAATTTACACTTATGAACAAATAATGGAGGAGGAAAATCAAATGTTAGAACGTGATAAAGAGTATGATATTAAACTTACTGGGGAGGAGTTGTTCCTATTCACCTTTATGCTAGGTCAAAGTAACAGTTCCCTTAGTGGCGCCACTTATGAAAAATTGAAGAAAATGTTTATCCCCGAATTCGAGAGTTTACTGAATTCCATTTCCACTTTGAAGACCATAGACTTATATTCCCATAAGTCTGAAATTATAGGAATCATGGATAAGGTATTCCCCAAACCAGAAACAGAACAAGAGAAGAAAATCCGAGAGATGGAAGAACAATATGCAGCTCTTGGCAAAGCTATTGAGGAAGTTAAGAAGGGAAGTAAATAAACACTTGACAACAACCACAGGAGTTGAAATAATACCCCTACCAAGTCGTAATGACACAATAATGAAGGAGAAATAAACATGCCACAGCAACGTAAGAAGCACATTCCACTAAACGGTTTTAAAGGTGATATGCCACCAATGAAACTGGAGTTTGAATACCGTACACTTGAAGATGGTACTAAAGTTCCTGTAGCCACTCGTAGAGTTGAACAAGAACGTGGTGAGTATGTGTACCATGCGACTAAGGGGTGGAAGAAAAAGAGACAATACAATCCACATTCTGTGTTGAATGTATTGTTACAACGTATTGGTTTAAATAGTATGTATGATTATTAATTAGGAGGATTTATGGACAGCAGTAAGTTAATGGTTATAAATGAGATTAGTTCAGAAATCCGTAAGTTAAATGATAAATGGTGGTGTGATTTAACTACAGGAGAACCCATAGTACGTAATGTCGGAGAATTACTTTGTCTGGTTCACAGTGAGATTAGCGAGGCTATGGAGGGTCACAGAAAGAATTTGATGGATGATAAGCTCCCACATAGGACAATGTTTGAAGTTGAATTAGCTGATACAATGATTCGACTGTTTGATATAGCTGGAGGTTTTAACTTAGACCTAGCAGGGGCTATTATAGAGAAGCTGGAGTATAATAAAGTCCGTGAAGATCACAAGCCAGAGAATAGATTGGGGGTAAATGGTAAGAAATATTAAAATAACCCTTTACAAATAAATAAATTAGTGTAGTATTAATAACAAGCCCTTGGTGACAGGGGCATTTCTAAAGTCTTCTGGCATGGAAGTAAAAGGTAGCTCCTTTAAGGGTTCGAGTCCCTTCAGAAGACTTTAGAAATGAATAAATTAAGTCCGGTGTACCCACATCATTCTTCTAAAGTGATGACATTAAATAGTGGGATGGAAGTCAAGTGGTTCGATACCACCACCGGATACCAAACAACACAAACAAGAGGATTCTTTATGAACACTTACAATCCAGAAACACATGTGGCTGTCCCTAAGACTGAGTTAGTTAAATTAGAAGATAGTCGTATTCGGATTTATGAGTTTCTACGAGATGAGGGTTTCTTAGAATCAATACATAACCAGTATGTTATGGAGAATATAACCCGACAAATCTGGGAAGTAGCTAATAAACTTAAATGGGAGAATTGATATGTTTGATAGAACTTACGTCACTACAGGAGGTGGTTCACATCACCATACTAATACAAGCACTGTGTATGAACACAAAGCACCTACTGATCAAAGTATTGCAATTCTTAATGAGATGCAAGAAAAGACTATTACCAACTTATTAGCTAATTATACAGTATGGAACAATACGTTTATCTATAATATTCACCTACTCTGTAAAGAAGGTTTAGAGTTTTATCGTGTATGTTATTGCTTAAATGGGCAACCTCAGCATTTTGACATACAACCTAGGGATATGAAAAGAGATGGTGACCTTTATGATGAAGTACATAGAGTTCTTCGTAAAAAGATAAGTAGACAACTTGAATCTACTATGTTAAAGTGGTTTGACCTTAAACGTTTACCTAATGTGATTGGAGATAGCCTATCTTTTGGGTACAAAGAACCAACCTCGTTCCACACAGCAAGTGACCCACAAGGTAGGAGTTCTGAAGAGTTGGGTTTAGAATGGATTAAAGAGTTAGTTAAATCTAGGTTCCAACAAGACAAGAACTTCAGAAATTTTATTGAAGACTTAGTAGAATAATCGGGAGAATTAATATGAACACTCAAAAACTTATAGGGTTATATCGAATTAATGTTTCATGGTATGGTAAATGTATATACCTTTGTAAGTATGATCCTAATGTAAGTTCCTACAGAAGTCCTTATGAAGTTTGTATTAAGCTGGATCAGTATGAGAATGAAGGGGAAGCTTTACAAGCTGGAATTGATAAATTGTTGGGAGGGAGTTGATATGAAATTATACGCATGGAAACCTAATGGGTATGGTGAATATAGCTTCTTTGTTTGTGCTGGGAATGAACAGCAGGCAAGAACTGTAGTAGACGCTCATATTGAAAGTTTAAAAGATGATGAATATTTTAGTGATTATGTTACTAGTGGGTGGGGAACAGACTACTATGAACTAACTGTAGTGGAACCACTGAATGTAATCACAAACTGTAATGACTAAGGAATACCCATGAAACCTTTATTATTCATTATCCTAATAGGGTTGAGCCTTCCTATAAAGCCCGTAGAGCCACGTTATGCAGGTTACCTAGGCAATCCTATTACCGAGGTTAAGAAAGAGCTTGTAGAGCCTTCTACTGAGGTACAAAAGGTCGCTGTGATTACAGATGACCCTGACACATGGACTGAACATGAGTGTTTGGCAAGGAATGTCTACTGGGAGAGCAAGGGGGAGGGTGTTAAGGGTATGGCACTAACCGCTCAAATCACCCTAAACCGTGTCAACAGTAATAAGAGGTATTTTCCTAATACTGTATGCCAAGTAGTTAGACAAAAACTCACTAGAGGGTGCAGCTTTAGTTGGTTCTGTGACGGTAAGTCAGATAAACCTAGAGAGTTGGCAAGGTTTGAAGAAGCAAAAGAAGTTGCAACAAAGGCTTTACAAGGTGAGTACAAGGACTTAATAAAAGTAAAGTATTATAAGCGTTGTGACACTCCCAGTGACTTCTTCAATACTCTTGTTTATAAATTTAGGTATAAGAATCACTGTTACTACTCAGAGGGTTGAGGGGAGGGTATTTAATATGAAGGACATTAAGAGTTTAGAACTTAGTAAAGACTTACACGGACTGTGGACAGACCCCACTGATTTAATCAGTAAACAGTACAATGGGTGTATTATTATTGAGTATTGTGGATGGGCGTGGGACGTAACAAAAAGAAGGAAACACTGGTATAAGATAGAATGTTTTTGCGGGGCACCATTCTACACCAATCACACGATGCTGCGGTACAACTCCATCAAAGGTTGTGGTTGTTCTAGGGAGTCTTCTAGTAAAACCCATAACAGAAGTAATGATAAGGTCTACAGGAACTATCATGGGATGTTAAATAGGTGCTATAACCCTAAACACGATGCGTATGATAACTACGGTGGTAGAGGTATCCGTGTCTGCGATAGGTGGCGTATGAAGGTACAAGGGTTCTATAACTTCCTAGAGGACATGGGGGAGATTCCTGAGGGGTTAAGCTTAGACAGGATTGACGTTAACGGAAATTATGCACCTGATAACTGTAGGTGGGCAACTAAAACAGAACAGAATTATAATCAACGAAAGAGGAAAGATAACACTTCAGGGGTTACTGGGGTTAGGTTGGAACCTAGGTACAATACTTGGGTTGCTTCCATAAGAATTAACAAGAAAATTATACATCTAGGTTCTTACAAAACCCGCTATGAGGCATATTTAGCTAGGATTGGAGGGGAATTACTACACTATGGCGTAATAAAACAGCCAGTTTTTAATACTGAGGAAGACTTTTATAAGTATATACAAGGCTATGTTCAAAGTCTGTCAATTCTCCTACTGGAACAATAAGAATTTAGAGATAAAAGACTTGCAAGCTTATGAGAAAGTGTATAGAATAGCTACACAGGCTTTGGGAGGTAAGTTTAAAAGCTTTACAAAGACTACTTTCTGTAAAAGATGTGATGTTGAAAGTAAGTTCTTTGATACGTTGACCTTCAAAGGTGCTGTTGGTAAGCATTGTTATTTTCAAGTAGCTAGTAGGTGATACTGGTCAATTAATAACTGGAGGAATTATGAAAACAGAAGAATATTTAGGGGATGGACTATACGTCCAGTTTGATGGGTACCAGTTAGCATTAAAAGCTAATAGTCATGAAGACCCAACAGCTGTTGTCTACTTAGATGATAGGGTGTGGGATAATTTAGTTAGGTTTGTTGAGCAATTGAAGGAGGAAATATGAAAAGGTACAAACTAACGATACAACCAGAATATTGTAATGACTGGAGCATTGCTGACGCAATACGGGAGATTCTACAGAACTGTCTTGATGCTCCAAGTACCTTTGAGTGGGACGCTGGGTTAGATTACATGACCTTAACAAGTAAAAATACTCAACTCCCACAAAGCACCTTATTACTTGGTAATACAAGTAAACGTGGGGATAAAGACAGTGTGGGCGGAAAAGGTGAAGGGTATAAACTTGCAATGATGATCCTTGTTCGTGAAGGTGTTGGTATTGAAATTCGTAATGGTAATAAACTTTGGGTTCCTATTATCGAATGGGATCAGGATTTTGAAGCTAATATGTTGGTCGTGAATGAGACAGAGTTGACAAATAATACTGATCTAACCTTCTTTATTAAAGATATAGACCAAGATACTATTGACACAGTGATACACAACTGTTTATACTTACAAGACCAAAATTCTTTTGGTAACTACGCAACAGCAGGATGTGGGAGTCGTATTTTCTTTGATGTGGAGGGGTTACTATATGTAGGGGGTCTGTTCGTTTGCTCCACTAATCTCCAGTATTCTTATGATCTACATCCAAGTAAGATCAAGCTTACAAGAGATCGGAGAGAATGTTCAGGTTGGGACTTACAAGGAGTTACAGCTAGTCTCCTTAAAGAAGTAGCAGAACCTAAACGTATTGTAGAAGCAGCACAGAAAGATGTTGCAGATGTACACCACATGCAGTATAGTTGGAGTGTGAGTAGTATACCTTCGGAAGTAGCTGATGAGGCATATAATGTGTTTAAAGAAGCTTATGGGGATGATGCAGTAGTTGCAGAAAGCTACTCTGAAATGGTAAGCTTACAGGAACAAGGGTTTGTTAAACCTGTTGTAGTGAATGATAGCTTTGCTAGATTGATTCGTAGTTCTAGTGATTATGAAACTACATTTAGTGAACAAGAAGATGCTCTTGAAGTGGAAGAAGAGAAGTCCCCTTTAGAACTTCTGGAGGAATGGAAAGCTGAATGGGGTTATAACAACTCCCCAAGTGGTTTAGAATCATTTGAAAAGATCCTTGACATCTTTCGTGAACGTGAATTAGAATATAAGTATGCTGCAAAGAATAAAACTGTAAAGGGTGAATTTGATGACATACAGTTCTAAATTATGGAGAGTTGATTGATGATTACACCGATAACCAATGAATTTATTGTCGAGGCTAAGGCTGGTGGTTTTGGTAGTGTAAGGGTTTCTTATAAGGCACTGTCTGAAATAGTACACCCAGAGGAATACGGTATACTAGAAGGCTACACAACTGATTTCGACTATCAACCGCACTTGGATTGGTTTGCAAGCTGTGCTTGGAACTCAGAAGGAGAATCTATTCTTATATTTTTGCATAGGGATGTATTAATAGAAGATGGGATTATTGTGGGTGGGTTATGACATACAGTTCTAGGCCAGAAAGAAAAGGTTACACCCTTACCGAAGAAGGTGAAAATCTTTACTCAGATTGGCTTGACAGAGGAGGGTGTTTCTGTCACACTGGCTGTGCTCCTTGCAGTACATGTACATTCGAGGGACACCCTATTTCATTGGAAGAAACTGATGAAGTGTGGGAACCAGAGTTAGTATTTCCTGAAATGAGTCCATTTAAATCTATTTATGAAGAGTGGTCAGGTAAGAACAAAGATAAATCGTTTGCACAACAAATATCAGAAACAGAAGGAGGTGGTATGGCAAGATATAAAATTGTAAATAAAAGTGGTGTGAAAGATCCACCAGAGTTTAAAGTAGGTAATTGGTATAAGTGTATTGATCCTTCCAATGAAGTTTTAAGGATTGGTAAATATTACAAATTTGTCAACAAGTCTGCTTGGAATACTGGTAGATTTGAAGATGAAAATGGTCGGGGGGTTGGTGGTTGGAATTACACACGTTTTGATGTAAACTCTGAAGCATCTTTTAACCCCATGATAGAACAACCTAGAGGTACACCGGATCATCTTTTAGATTCTTTAAGTACTTGTGTAGGTATAGTAAGACAAACAAACGATTTAACTAAACAAACTGAGGAGAAACAAACTATGAGTAATGCAAATAATCGTCGAGTTTTAACCGTGCAAGTGTTTGACCTAGATCCAGCTTTGGATGTGGAACTGTCATTGGTTCATGTGTTCAAAGATGTTGTCACAGAAGACACTAATGAAGTAACCTTAACTGAGTTGCTTCACACAGGTCAGTTAGTTGAGCCTTTGGCTCTGCACAACAAGAAACGTGTAGCACAAGACAATAAGGACATTTTGTCGCGTACTGGTAAGAAGGTCAAACTCGAGCCAGTGAAGGTCAAGAATCTTAGCTTCAAATATGTTTAATTAAGTAGCTTAACTGGGGCTACTCTTGTAGCCCTTTTATTATTTTATTTAGGAGAATATTTATGAACTACTCAGAACCTTGTGAAAATAGTTGGTACTTGCGGGAACAGGAATACAAAGATGATATTGCTAACCAGCATTGGTTAGATTCATTACCTCAAAAGTACGATTCAATTGGGGAATACTCGATTCTTATTCTAAAAGGAGAGGTTTGCTCAACAGAGTATGACTGGGTATTTAATGAATACTCTTCTGATACAGCTGAATATGAACGTTTGATTTGTGTAACAGAAGATTGGCTTAATGATGAAGTTAGTCAGCAAGATGAAGAGTTTCTTTTCAATGTTGTACAAGCTGCCCTAGAAGGTGCTAGTGAAATCCTGTATGATGTTGAATTGAGTGAGATTATTACAGAGGGTAACTTCTCTCTGTCTAAAATGATTAGTGAGGTGATAGGGTGAATATTGAATTTAAACGGTGGTGTTTACACACCAAACACGAATGTACTGAAGTTACTATTAAATCTGATGGAATTATTTTATCTGAAGATCATCTGACAGATGAAGATTTATGCACCATAGGTTTTGAATTTCTAACTGAAGGGCTTCGCAACAAAGGGCGTTATGAAATGCTTCAAGCTCTAATTGATTTAGGTATTATATCGGAGGATCAGATAGTAGAGTGGGTGAGGGAACTAAATGAACGCAACTAATATCTACAGACTGGACACAAGAGAAGCTCTCTTACAAAGAGTGATGTCTAAAATAAACAAGGAAGTTAATGATAATCAGGAACTCTTCTTAGCTAAGATCATTAAAGATAACCCTGATATTGACTTCATGAAGTATACTATTTGCCATCAAAATATTGTTGATGATGAGAAAATGATAACTAAATGGTGGATGGAGAAGATATGACTGGTTTCGAGGTAGGTAGAAAAGATGCAGAAACAGATTTCTTTCTGTGGATGTGTAGGTATGATACCTCAATCCGTTCTCTCGAATGTTATCTACTTGGATTGAAACACGGCAGAGATTATATCAATGGATATGTTTCTTACATTAAGGAGTATTCTTAATATGGGTAAACTTACTAAATGGGTAAACTTCAAGTTCTCATGGGTGAATATAGAAGACTAGAAACAGAACTTAATAAACTACAGAATGAAATCCATGCAATGGATAGGATTGACATAGACTTTGACCTACACAATCGTGGGCAGAATACAATAGTCCTTACTGGTTGTTACAAAGGAAGAGGTTATGTTCAGTTTTATGATATTCCTCGTGAAGAGTTTATTCACTATGTTGAACGACTACAACACGAAAGAAAGCATAATCTAATTAGGAATACAGACTGTCCACCCAGTATAAAAACTTACTTCAATTTTAAATAGGAGGAACTAAATGAACGCAAGTGATCGTGCTTTTGAAATATGGAAAGAGCTTGGAGAGTCTGCCCTAATACGTCTTGATGGATTTGATTCAGAATTAATTGCTGTCGTTACTAACTCAGGTATTAATTTAGTCCAGAGTTGGGATGAGGAATTACATCACGAGGTGTTCTTACCAGAAGACTGTTATAAAGGTTTACTTAAAATATTACAGGAGAAAGTGAATGGTAATTGAATTTGTGAAAGGTTGTTTATTAGATGCCTTCGATAAAGGGGAGGCGAATGTAATTGGGCATGTCGTTAACTGTCAAGGTGTAATGGGGAGTGGTATAGCTAAAAGTATCCGTGACAAGTACCCTATAGTTTACCAAAACTACAAACATTTTGTGGGGGAATGGACTTACAAAGAAGATATGTTAGGTTATTCTCAACATATCTATCTCCCAAACTGTTCGTCTGTTTGGAACTTGTTTGCACAATATAGGTATGGCAGTACTACTCGGGACTTAAACTATGGGGCTATGGGGAAAGCTTTGATGGAAATGGCTGACGATTTAGATGTTGACTCAAAGGTAGGATTTCCTTTCAAGATGGGATCAGACAGAGCTGGTGGAGATTGGGATATTGTTCTTGAGATGATTGAGTTTTATTTTAAAAATTTCCAAGTTAAGATTTATAAACTTTAGGGGGTGGATTATGAAATACTTGTTATTTATACTTACAGCACTATCAGGTTGTTGTGCAGTTGATAATAACTCAGCAGGGTATACACACCCATTCCCTGTAACGGAAGAGTGTATTGAAGGTAAATTATATTGGGTTAATGAAGATGGTAAATTAGATATAGGAGAGGTTTGTGAGTAATTTAATTATGAAATGTTTGTTCGGTAGTCACTTATATCAGTTGGATACGCCTAATTCAGATAAAGATTATAAAGGTATTTACTTACCAACTAAGGATGAACTTCTATTAGGTAAGTATGCCAAACATTATTCTGAGAATACTGGTAATGATACTACCAAGAACACTAAAGATGATGTTGATTGCGAGACTTACGCTCTGCCATACTTTATTGAACTGGCTTGTAAAGGTGAGACTGTTGCTTTGGATATGTTACATGCTAAAGATGAAATGTTCGAATCCCAGTTATGTGATGTTTGGTTTGAGTTAAAAAAGAAAAGGCAGATGTTCTACACCAAAGATATGAAGTCTTACATTGGGTATGCCCGTAAGCAAGCTAATAAGTATGGTATCAAGGGTAGTAGAATGGAGGCTGTTGAGAAGGTCATTAACTTTGTGTCCTTCTCTTATAACGAGGAACAACGCCACACACTTAAGATTAAAGATATAATTAAGAAATTACCTGAAAGTGAGTATGTGAAGATTGTTAAGATGATGGAAACAAAACAAGGTGATTTAACTTTCTATGAAGTTTGTGGCCGTAAGTTTCAAGACAGTCTGACCTTAGAACAACTTAAAATTCATTGTCAATCTATATATGATGAATACGGGGATAGGGCTAAGTTAGCTAAGATAGATCAGGGAATTGACTGGAAAGCAGTTTCACATGCTTTAAGAGCTTCCTATCAGATGCTTGGCATACTGAAAGATGGGGATTTTGAATACCCTTTAACCCAGACCAAGTTCCTATTAGAAGTTAAAACTGGGCAATTGAATTTTGTTAATGAAGTGCAACCAGAGTTGGATAATGTTATTAATGAGGTTGAGAAGCTGTCAGAATTAAGTTCTCTGCCAAGAAAAGTTGATAGGAATTATTGGGATCAGTGGTTGTTGAAAGTTTATAACGAATATCTTTAAGGAGATTTATGAGTGAAAAAGATAATGGAGATTTTGTAGGACATTTCTCATGTATTGCTGATGAGATACCTAATAAGAAATCCTGTAGTAGTAGTGATGGGTTGGCGATATACCAACATAAAGATGATCAAGATATACATTACGATGGATTCTGTTGGTCATGCAATCAATTCTTTAATTCAGAGGAAGTACATAAAAGTAACATCTCAAGGGAATTAGGGATAGAAAACGGAGTTGTCACAGATTCTAAGAAAGTCTCTATTAAGCCTAAAAAAGAAGCTATGACAACAGAGCAAGTTATTGCTTTTATAAAGTCAGTAGGGTATCAGTCTGGTAACTATAGGGGCATCCCTGATGAGTACAGTCAGTTTTTCGGGCACTTAACTAAAATAGATAATCAAGGTAAGGTATTAGCTAGGTTCTATCCTGAAACAGAAGATGATAAAGTGGTTGGATACAAATCTCGTATACATCCTAAAACCTTCGGTAAGCTTAATCAAGGGCGTACAGGAATTAAATCACAACTGTCAGGTCAAGTTAAGTTTAAATCTGGAGGGAAATACCTATTAATTGTAGGTGGGGAAGAAGATAAAGCTGCTGCTTTTGGGATGCTTCGTGAATCTCAGAAGAAGCGAGGTCAACAAGAGTTTGAACCTATCGCGGTTGTTAGTCCAACTACAGGAGAAGGGAGTGCAGCGAAACAGATAGCAGCTCAATATGATTTCTGTAATGGGTTTGATAACATAATTGTTGCAATGGATAATGATTCTAAAGGACACGAAGCTACTGCGGAAATAGTGAAAGTTCTCCCTGCTGAGAAAGTTAAGATAGCTACATGGTCTGGTAAAGACCCTAATAAAATGTACCAAGATGGAAAGCAAGATCAATTTGTTCGGGATTTCTATAATGCAAAACCTTACCTAGCAGATGGTGTTATTACTTCTGTAGAAGCTGATGAAAGTATTGAAGAAGAACTAGCACGACCTAAGATTAAACTCCCAGAGTTTATGAGGGTATTGCAGAACAAGATGGCAGGAGGCATTCCCCTTGGATATTGGGTTAATTGGATTGCAATGACAGGTGTGGGTAAGTCTACAACAGTTAATGAGGCGATTAGGGAGTGGGTGTATCACAGCCCTTATAAGGTAGGTATTCTTTCCTTAGAGCTTACAGATGCACAGTACATGATTTCTATGTTGAGTCGTGAAGTAGGGGCTAAGATTAATCTTATCGAGAATCCACAAGAAGCAGTTTCTTTTGTGCAACAACCTGAGGTACAAATAGCACGTACTCACTTAAGAGAAAATGAATTTGGGGAAGAACGTTTCGTTATCTTAGATGACCGTGAAGGTAGTTTAGAACACACTAAGAAGCAGATTGAGAAGCTGATCAAGAAGCATGGGTGCCAGTTAATTGTTATTGATCCTATTAATGATCTATTTGATGGTGTTGGTTACGAAGAACAAGCAGCCTTTATTAAGTGGATGAAAGCTATTGTTAAAACAGGGGTTACGTTCTCTTGTGTGTGCCATGTAAGAAAATCCAACAATAGTACAGATAAGAATGGTAAACGTATCGTACGGGAATTAACCGAAGATGATGTTAGCGGTCTGTCTCTTATCACTAAGAGTGCGGGAGCTAATATTTTCTTGAATCGAGATAAGTATGCAGAAGATGTTATAGAACAAAACACTACTAAAGTTACAATGGGTAAGTGTAGGTGGACAGGTATAACAGGTAATGCAGGTTCTTGGTTTTATGATAATAAAACACACACCATGTATGACTTTGATACATACTTCTTAAAAGAGTCTGAAGGTATTCCTTTAGAGTATTCTTCTTACGAAGAACAAGAGATAGATATAAACGATATTTTATAGTGAGGTAAAAGTGACAGATATTAAGAAAAGACTTCTAGCAAGTGATATTGAAGCTGTAGGGTTTTATGATGTAGTTCATACTAAAAAAGATATACACTGTTTGTGCTCCATTGATATTACTACTAACGAGGTATTTTTATTCCATGACTATGAAGGTTTTGACAACGTATCTGTTACTGATCCCTACGACAAACAAGTTTATATCATACCTAAGAAAAATGGTTCGTTAGAAGACGGTATTATGTTTTGGAGAAAGTCTGCGGAAGTCGGTAGCTTACTCATAATACACAACCTAGAACACTATGATAAACCTGTTATAAATAAGATTTGGCCTGATAACTCAATACCAAATGAAGCTTATCATGACACGTTTATACAATCAAAACTTCAATGGTTTGAACGTCCTTGTCCAAGAGGGGCTAAGTCTCCCCATGGTTTGAAGGCTTGGGGTATTAAGTGTGGGGTTAACAAACCAGAGATTTCTGATTGGTCTACAATGGATGCTTTTAAGCTACATCGTGTTATTGAAGACTGTAAGATTCAAGCCAAGACTTATTTAATGCTGGAAAAAGAACGTAAGGAATTAAAAGAAAGTTATGGTATCGACTTCACAGCAGCCCTTAAGATAGAGGCTATGTACGCCGCTGAATGTTTCTTACAAGAGCAACGTGGGGTTAAGATAGATGTACCACATGTTAAAGAATGTTTACTAGATTTAGACACTAAACTAGAAATACTTAGGGCTGAGATTGAACCTAATCTCCCCCCTGTAGTTAAAGGTAAAGGTACTAAAATTAGTCGCTCTGAAATGGCAGAACTCTTTGGTTATAGTTCAGCTAATATTAAAGATAATATAGTGCAGCGTAAGCGAAATGGTGTTGTAGAAGATGTAGTTGAGAAACCTTATTTTAAGCCTAGTATGAATTTTACTAAGAAAGATAAGGTAACTTCTTATTATGGATTTAATTTATCTTACGGAGCTAGTCCTACTTTTACTAAGAAAAAGGAATTAACAGATTGGATAAAAGCAAGTTACCCTGAAACTAAACCGAAGGATTGGGATATTGAAAAGAAAGAAGAAATTTATGAAGTTCTAAATAGCCACACTTGTGAGTACTTTGGAGTAGAACCTACAGACACTCATTTAATCAGTGGTGCTTATACAAAGGTTACTATTGAGCCTGCTACTCTTACGCAATCTGATGAAGTTAAAGCTTTTCTTATCAAATTAGGGTGGAAGGATGCAGAAGACTGGAACCTTAAAACTGATTTTGATGATAACTACATTAAGGTAGAGCAGACCACAGAAGTAAGGTGGCCAGTTAGGGCAGCTCCAGAAAATCAAATGGTTAAGATACTAAAGAAAGGAGAATACCTAGTAAGTAGTCCTAAACTAAGTGAAGAAGATTATGACCAATTACCTGAAGGTATTGGACGTAAGATTGCGGAGTACAATACCTACCAACATCGTAGACGCTTCTTGGAAAACCCTAAAGATCCAGAGAATAAGGGGTTATTAAGTTATGTAAGAAGTGATGGTAGAATTCCAGCAGGTGTTAACAACTTCGCCACTCGTAGCGGGAGAGGGGCACAACGTATTTGGGTAAATGCCCCTTCTGACAGTGCTTTGTATGGAGAAGAAATACGTCAGTGTATCATTGCAGAAGAAGGTAAAGTTTTAGTAGGGGTAGATATGAAATCCGCACAATTATCAATTGCAGCGTACTACGCCAATAACTATGAGTATTACAACTCTGTAGCTTGTGGACAAGAACTTGATGAAGATGGTAAATATGTAGGGCAATCAGCTCACTGTGTAAATACTAGAATGTTTGGTATGGTGAGTGAAAAGGATTGGTTACTGGCAGTAGATCAACAAGATAAAGATTTGATACATCATATCACCCTTAAAAGAAAGGCTAGTAAAGGAGGTAGTTTTGCGGTAATCTTCGGGGCTAGTGGGAAGAAAGTGGGAAAAACTATTGGTATCCCTGAGAGTGAAGGGAATGCCCGTAAAACCCAGTTCTTACAACAAATGGGTTTGGATACAACTATTGAAACTCTTAAAGTATTTGAAAATGCGTATAAGTTTAAAAATGGTTTCATGTTACCCCTTGCATTTGGTTATTGGTTGTGGAACAATAGTAGCCACAAGAGTGTAAATACTATCGTACAAGGATTTGAAGCACTAGCTCAGAAACTTATGACAGTTCGCTTATCGAAAGAACTTAAGCGATTAGGTTTAGACCAGAAAGCTATGATGGTACTTGATGTACATGATGAAAAACTATTAGAAGTGGAGGTTGGTTATGAAGATCAAGTTGGAAAATTAGCAGGAGAGTGCTACACTTGGGCAGCGGAGCAGATTTTTAATTACCATGTTAAAAACCCTAAAACGTTTGCTAATAAAAGACCACCATTGTTTTCAATTGACTTGAATGGTGGTTACAAAGTGGGTAAAAACTATTATGATGTGCATTAATTAACAAAGGAGAAACAAATGGAAGAAGTAAACTTGAAAGACCTTCTACAACAATACTGTGTTGAGAAAGGTTATGATTTTGACCCAGAAGATAATGAAGGTTTGTATGAAACCTTTGAGTATAGTTCTAAAACAGTTTGGACAGGTGAACCAGATCATCACCGTTGGTTCACTTATTATGATGTTATTCGTAAGCTAACTGTTGGAGGTAAGGACTATTTCTTTGAAGATACTTACATGTCTGTAGATGGGGATAATAGTCGCCGTGATTGTGGTTGGTCAGCACCAGATGTTAGTGAGATTGTTCAGGTATTCCCTAAACAAGTTTTAACAACAACTTATGTAACAAAAGATAATTTATAGGAGGTTTTATGAATGATTATTCTATAACCGTAGGGGATATGATCTTGTCTGCCAAGACTCTGAAAGGTCTTCAGGAGATAATCGAACTTTTTGGGCTAGTAACCCCAAAGAGCGTCACTAATGTAGTCAATCTACAAGTGGTTAAAAATGAAGGAGAAACAAATGAATAAAATGTACCAAGTGGTAGACCGTACTACGGAACAACCATTAACACCATATCCTACTTTTAATCGAGATGTTGCCAGAGTTCATAAGCAACGTCTTAAACAACAAGGTTTGGATGTAGTAATACAAGCAAGTAAAGTTCAATTAACCAATACTAAAACAATTCGATAGGAGATTTAAAATATGGCTTTTAAACCAGCAGGTAGTACACAACCACAAGATGAAAACTACATTAAGGTGGATTGGAATGAAATCAATAAACAAGTTAAGGGTGGCAGCCGTCCAGCACGAGTTAGTCTAATTGTAGACTTGGGTACACAAGAGCGTGAAGACTTTAAAGAAGAGTACAACGAGACTGACACTAAACACATCAAGGCTCTTAAAGAGCAAGATGCCAAACTGACAACGGAGGCTGATAAGACCTTTATCAACATTCCTCAGAAGCCCCAACCACAAATCGCTGTGTTTGTTGACTTGACAAGTGATATTGTTGATTACGGTGGTGAGATTGGTAAACAACCTTATCGTCTATTGTTGAATAAATCCTTTATGGGTGATTTAGCAGGTATTGGTTTTGCAGGTTGCTATAGTTTTGATAAGAATGGTCAGATCCTTAAAGATAAAGGTTTCACCTTCCACTCAAACAGTATCCTTACTAAACTTGCTAAGGCAACTAAGCAGACTCAGATTGTATCTGGCAGTGGTAAAGACAACATGGATGTGTCACAGCTCCTAGGACAGCCTCTAATGGTCACTGTTGATAAAACAGAAACAACTGATGGTAAGGTATACCTTAACTATAAAGGTTGCTCAGAGGTTCCTATGATCCCTTCTGATCCATCTGATCCAGATTCAGAAGAAGTGATGATGACAGTTAAACCTTTAGTATCTCCAGCACTAGCTATCACTTTTGATGATGTTACTTTGGAACAGAAGAAGTGGTTACGTGGTGATTTGATTAAGAAGATTAAAGCTGCTAATAACTACGAAGGTAGTAAGATGCAAGAGGTTGTAGAAGCTAAATCTGAGAAGCAGGAAGAAGATCGTAGTGGTGAAGGTGAAGTGCCAGATCCCTCTAGTGGCTATGAACCAGCTGTTGCTGAGGAAGTCGGTTCCGAAGATCCTCCTTTCTAATCTTTAAAACTTAACCAAACAACGTGTTCACTCTTTGTGGGTGTTCACGTTTAATGAACAGATTATTAAAATTAATTAAGAGGAATAAATTATGGCACGTACACCTAAAGCACCAAAGAACACAGAACTTCCAAACAACCCAGCAGAACGTAAACTTCTCAACTCTATTTTAGATGAGATTGTTGGTTACATGATTGTAGGAGATAATCAAAAGCAATATATCACTGGAGCTAAAGAAACACTTACAGATAAAGATGGTAAGTTAAATCTTTGCCCTAAGTATGCTGGTCGATTGATTAAGGCTGCTTATGACACTGTGAAGTTACAACAAGTCACTAAAGAACAACAAGAAGCTTTGGATGATTTTAAAATATTGAAGGGAGAGTAGTTATGGGTTGGTCTGGAGGAACAGAAATCTTTGATGACGTAGTTGGTAGTCTTTATGGTATTACAGATGGAGATGGTTTACCAAGGGAGTATTGCAGACTTCTTAGGGATCTCTTAGTTGTCTTAGAAGATCAAGATTGGGATAACCAATGTGAGTCTAATTATTATGATGATCCTGTTATTGGTACGATACTAGGTAATCCTGAATTACTGGAGGAAGAATGAAAGATATTAACACTTGGGTTCGTTGTGTAGATCTAATGGGAACTTTAGGTTTTACTTTTGAACTGCACACATCAAGAGTGACCATAGCCAAAAATATAGGTGATGAATTATTTGAAGCTAAAGATAGTTTCACTAATGTTGATGAGCTTTATGGGTATTTGAAAGGTTATCGTGCAGCAGAGTTTCGATTTAATGGTAGAGTAAATAAATGAATAAACTTTACGCTATTATCTACTCTCTAATCTTCCTTGTAGCTTTAACTGCAAGAGTTATTTCTTGTACTATGGAAGCTCTTATTGCAAGTAGGATTATGGATTTATCTTTCTTTAAGGAGGTTTTCTTGTATAACTGGAATGATTCTAACAAGTACACTTCTGTAGATGAGCATTTGGACAGGATAAAGGTGCTGTGGAATGAGTAAACTTGAAGATAAAGTTCTCTACGCAATTGTAAATAAAACTACTGGAGAAGCTTGGGGGGATGACACATACTCTTCTCCTACAGGATGTAAGACCTCTTGGTTTCATGCTAAGAAGTATTATGACCGTGAAGCTAGAGGCTACAAGACAATCAAATTTGATGATCAAGATGAGTATGAAATTATTAAAGTAAAATTAGTGAGGTGCTTATGAGTAACAAACTTTATGTCGCTAACAATGAGTTTGAAGGTGCCTTTATTGGAACCTTCAAACAAATAGAAGAACGGATGCAAGAACAAGGATGGCAGCTTTGGTCTACCAAGTTCTATGTTGTTGGTGAAGAGGTGGCCGTTGGCCTTGGTATTCTCCATGAGTAATTTATTTAACAAGATTAAAGAACTGACTGAAGAAATTCAATATGCAGTTTCATTTGAACCTTATGAGTGTGCTTGGTATCAAACTGAAGATGAGATTTACTGGAACACAGACTCTAATCTTGAAGAACTTTACGATGGTAATGGATCAACTTATTCAGGAGAACTTATTGAGGGTACTCATATTCAAGATGGCTGTTACTTTGTAAACTTGGATAATGGATGTGGACAAACTATAACCAGAGTTTTCCTTGAGAATTTAGAAGTTGATTATGGGGATTTGGAGGAGATGTTTGATGAGTAACCTAACAGCAATTATTGATGCTGACGTAATTAAGTATGGAGCATCTTTTGCTGGTCAGAAGACTTCTATTGTGGTAACACACCCCACTCTCAACATTAATGAAACCTTTGGCACTCGTACAGATTTTTATGGGAATTACCACAAGAAAGCAGGTGGGTGGTTATCCAAATATAACGAAGGTAGAGATAGCCCCCTACTACCTTCAGAGTTTACGATAGAGGATGTAGTTAAACCAGAGCCTATTCAGAATGTCCTACATTCAGCAAAGTCTATGTATAACAACATGCACACTTGTATAAATGCGAAGAGACATAAAGGTTTTATTGGTAAAGGTGATAGTTTTCGTCTTGAGCGTAGCACTTTAAAAAAGTACAAAGATCGCCCTGCTCCTAAACCTTTCCATATAGATGCAGTTACTGAATATTTAGAAACTGTCTTGAAATGTGAGGTTGTAACTGTTGAGGAAACTGATGAAAGGGTTACTCAAGAATGCTACAGGAAGACCAACTGTGTGGCAATCGGGGAAGATAAGGACTACTATGGGCAACCGAACAGATTCTTTAACATAAACAAACCAGAAGAAGGTATTGTGAGCGGGGATTGTTTTGGATCTCTTTGGCTACAAGAAAAAACTAAAACTAATGGTAAGGTTGAGTCTGAAGTTCGTGGTATAGGTCGGATGTGGTTGTACTATCAAACTCTCAGCGAGGATGCTGCAGATAACTACAAAGCACATTGTTTTTCAGATGTAACTTGGGGAAGTAAATCTGCATACAAACAGTTAGTTGGTGCTGTGGATGATAAAGAAGCAATCACTAAAATGAAGGACGGGTTTCAACTTCTTTACCCAGAACCTAAAAAAGTAATTAGCTGGAGGGGAGACGAGATTGAAATTGACTGGCTGTATGTCATGCAGGAATGTTTTACTATGGCTAGGATGAGGAAGATTAAAGGGGAACCTGAAGTTATGTTGAAAGATGTTATGGACAGATTGAATATTAACTACTAAATTAAACGACAAGAGGAAATAAACAATGACAACTAATAAAACTGTAGCAAAAACTAATACAAACGTAGCTAAGAAAGCTACACCTAAACCAGCCGTAAAGAAACCAACCATTGCAGAACTCACTAATGAGATTAAAGTTTGGGAAACTACAGTGCTAAATCTTGAGAATGAGTTAATCAAAAAGAATACTGAGATATTGAATTTGAAAGCTGATATTAAAACTCTTGAAGAACGTTCTTTGTTTGGTGAGTTTATGTTTCGTATTAGTAAGAACTTTCGATAGGAGGTTCATATGATTACTTTAACTAAACCCCAACTGGCAAGTAGTGAGATTCCTGACATTTATACACAAGTTACTTGGCCTAAAATAATTCAGGAGTATTGAGATTGTCTGAGTTTCCTAAGATTCCTAGAAGAAAGGGTAAAATATCTTTAATATATGGGGTAGGTTTAAATGATGCAGATTATCAAGTTGATATTAGGGGTGAAAAGAGGCTAAGGTGCCCTTACTTCACAACGTGGTCTAATATGGTAAAGAGGTGTTATAATACAAAAACTTTATCCAGCTACCCAACGTACACTGACACCACTGTTTGTGAGGAATGGTTGACATTTTCACGATTCAAGTCATGGATGGAAACTCAAAACTGGGAAGGTAGGGAGTTAGATAAAGACTTACTTGGGGACGGTAGTTCCTACTCACCAGAAACATGTGTGTTTGTAGATAGACTTACGAATTGTTTCATGTTGGATTGCGGTAGTAGGAGAGGTTCTTATAAAATAGGGGTGGATTTATACAAACCATCTGGGAGATTTAGGGCGAGATGTAGTAATCCTTTTACTAATACCACAGAACACTTAGGTTACTACCCCTCTGAAGAAGGTGCCAATTCTGCTTGGAGAGAGCGTAAAAAGCAATTAGCAATAATCTTGTCAGCACTTCAAGAAGATGAAAGGGTTGCCAAGAGATTAATTCATATGTATGAGGAGACTATTTAAATGTTACTTATGAAACAGCCCATGCTGGCTTGTTCGGATATTCCATGCTTAGAGACACAGGTGAAATACCCATGCCTCATACAGTGTAAAGTTGATGGAATTAGATGTGTGGCTATTAACGGAAAAGCCTACAGTCGTAAAATGAAACTAATCCCTAATAAGTTTATACAGAAAGTATTCGCCGAGTTAGGGTTACATGGATTTGATGGAGAGTTAATGGTTCATGGGGATTTCAACAAAGTCCAATCCGCTGTTATGAGTGAGGATGGTGAACCTGATTTCTATTATGTTGTTTATGATTGGTGGAATTTGGAACAGAACTACGAAGAACGTTTTAAGTGTGTAGTAAGTGCCGTGAGTCTATTAAACTCCCCTTACATTGCAGCAATTGATAGTGGTGTGGTTGAGAATGCAGGACAAGCAGAGATTCAACTTGAACACTACATTAAAGCTGGCTATGAGGGAGCAATGTTGCGTTCTTTTAATAGTCCATACAAACAAGGGAGATCAACATTTAAAGAGGGCTACCTACTTAAGTTGAAGAAATTCTTAGATGATGAGGCTGTAGTGGTTGGGTTTGAGGAACGCCTACATAATACAAATGAAAAAGAACGTGATGAAAGAGGCTATGCTAAACGTTCCAGTAAGAAAGAAGGAATGGTTGGAGCCAACACACTTGGTAGCTTGATTGTAGAGTGGAAGGGTATTCTCTTTAATGTGGGCAGCGGATTCAACGATGCTCAAAGAAAAGAGATATGGGATAATAAAGAGGAATACCTAGGTAAACTAATCACCTTCCGTTACCAAGAGTTATCTGCACTAGGAGTGCCTAGGTTTGGGACATTCAAATGGTTCAGGAGAGAGTATGACTAATCCTTGGGATACTGATGAAGGGAGGGTAGTCTGGAAAAGGGAGGCCGACTACTGGAGCTGGTTAAGGTCGGCCCTCAGAAGGCTTTGGAGCGACTACCCCTTACGTAAGGTATGGAAGCAGTCTCAACTTCGTCCAGTGACCGCACAGGAACGTTTAGATAAGGTTTACCACCCTTCAACTAAGAACGTTGGTCAGTGTAGTTTCTGTAAGGAATGGATGGCAGGAAGTAAATTAGAGTGTGACCACTTAATCGAATCTGATGGTTGTACCTCTAAGAAAACTGCTGAATCCTTCCTGTGGCACTGTGGTGGCCTTATTGGAAAAGACTTCAGGTTGGCATGTAAACCTTGTCATAAAATTCGTTCCCATCAACAGAGGACGGGTGGGACATTTGAAGAAGCTAGGATTGAGAAAGAAGTTATAGCTATATCAAAAGCTAAACAATCTTCTCAGTGGCTCCTTGATAAAGGTGTTGAACCTGCTTCAAATGAAACTAAGAGAAAACAACAAATACGGGAGTTATTGTTTAATGAAGAGAAAAGATAAATTTTATTTAAACTGGAAATGGTGGGTATGCCTTCCATACCTTCTTTCAATAATTCCCTTAATACTTGTTTTCTATGTTATCTCTGGAGTGGTTTGGTTTGTTGGTGAGGTATGTATCAAGTTGCATTCTCTCTTGTGGTTGGATTTAAACTACACATTAGGTAAGTGGCTTGGTATTGGAAGACTTGGTAATTGGATATGGAAAAAAGAGGAGTTACTTAACTATGATCCTAAATGAAGATGGTGATGAACTGTCAACAGAACAAGTGATGAAAGAGCTATTGAAACACCATAGTCTGCATTATGTTTTATTCCTAGCAATGAGTCAGTATGGCTATGATAGCGCTGAGTATATGTCTGATAAAGTAATGAAAACTATTGATGAGGTGATGTGAATGAGCAATATATTGTACGACCCGAAGAAGAAAGAAATCTCCAAAGGTGATTACATAGAGATGTTTGATTGTGGTGTGGAAATACTTACAGACGGTGTAGATTCCATTATACCTCTCCTAGTTAAATTGAAGACTGGCGAGTACACTCTACAACAAGCTTATGATAAATATATCTTGTATAAAGTTAAGGGGTATTTATGAGTAAATCTTTTCCCATGAGTCATTATGCAACATTACAAGACTTGTACAAAGCTAAGGCTGAATACTACGAGAAACTATTCATTCGTTGTGCTGAGATGTTAGTTGAGACAGAAGACTTGAGTTACAATAGTGAAGCGTGTATGTATTATTATACACACTCTGGTGATTTTATAGGTGAGAGTATTTGATGAGTGATGAACTAGATGTAAAGACAACTGCCGAGTTAGAGTTAGTTCAATTAGCAATGTATGCAAAGATTCTACAAGAAGAACAGAAACCTAAAGATGAAAAGGTATGTGCGGTTACTTATGTAACTAAACTCGCAATACAAGCAGGTATATTCGCAGGAGAATAATATTGAGTGAATTAAAACAGGAAGGGTCTCCCTCAGAAACACGGATAAAAGAGTTGGAGAATCTACTTAAGTGGGTGTGGTTTAGATCCACTGACAAGTTAATCAAAGAAACTATTGAAAGAAAACTCGCAATAGAGGGGAAGGGTATTGAATAATTTAAAACAAAGTGAAGATTTAAAGTTAAAACTAATACAACTTGTCACAGTTAAAGGGATGAGTATAGCTTCTGCTGCTAGGGAGTTGGGATTAGCCCCTAGGACTTGTCAAGAATTCTTCAGTAAAGAAAAGAATTGGCAGAAGGTATGGTGGGGTAATTATGAGAAGGAGTTAGCCCAATATGGTGAATATTTAGGTAAGAGAACTTCTGAGTTCTTAGAGAGTACAATACCTGCACAATATTCTCACCCATTAGCCACAGAAGAGGATAAAGAAGTTTATGAAACTTATAAGCGGCTTATGAAGAATGTACATAGTGGAGAGAGTAATACCCGCATCTTTCCAGAGCTTCCTCAGAAGGTTATTGTGGATACTGGCCTAAAGATTATCGTAATTGCAGATACTCAATGTAAACCAGAAGAAGATTTGGACTACATGTCTTGGATTGGTAAGTTTGTGAATGATAAGAAACCTGATGTTGTTGTGCACATCGGAGATCATTTTGACACCCCAAGTTTATCTAGTTATGACAAAGGCAAGAAATCTTTTGAGGGGCGTAGGTTAAAAGCAGACTTAGAAGCGGGAAGAAAAGGTCTTGAGTTATTTCAAGCAGAGCTTGACGAAGATTATAACCCTCGCTTAGTATTCTGCTTAGGCAATCACGAACAGCGGATAGACAGGCTTGCGAATGACATGCCAGAACTTGACGGATTTGTAGGTACTGGTTTACTGCCGTTAAAGGAGATGGGTTGGGAAGTTTATGATTTCTTACGTCCTGTTAATATTGGCGGAATATTCTTTGTCCACTACTTAGCTAACCCTTTTAGTGGTAAACCTTATGGTGGAAGTGCTTTGAATCAATTGAAGACTGTTGGTAATAGTTTTGTAGTTGGGCATAAGCAATGTCTGGATGTAGCTATTCGACCTACGTTGAATGGGAAGCATCAGATTGGTATTGTGAATGGAGCTTGTTACCCTTTTGATGAAAGCTATAAAGGAATTCAAGGTAACAACCATTTCAGGGGTCTTACCGTACTACATGAAGTTAAAGATGGATTTGGGACACCAATGTTTGTTTCTCTGGACTATATGAAAGCAAAGTTTTATGAAGAAGTTTGATTTATCGGGGACGAGCCAAGGGAGGCTTAGTATTCTAAGGTTTGCTGATGAAAAGGTTAACGGTAGACCAGCCTATGTGTGCATCTGTTCTTGTAGTCCAGAAAGGGAGATTATCAAATCATCTACCACTCTACGGGGTGGTACTAAGAGTTGTGGTTGCCTTCACTCCGAAAATGCCAGAAAACAATTAAAAGCCGTAGAACATCTTATTACTACACACAACATGAGTAAAACCCCAACTTATATCGCGTGGAGAAACATGAAGGCGAGATGCGATGATCCAAACCACCAAGCATTTAAAAATTACAAAGATAGGGGTATAACGTATTGCCGTGAGTGGGCTTCTTTTGAGAACTTCTTTGCCGATATGGGAGAGTGTCCTGAAGGTTTAACTCTAAACAGGATTGATGTAAACAGCGGCTACACTAAAGAAAACTGCGAGTGGGCTACTAATCATAAACAAGGTAGAGATAGGAGAAAACCAAAAAGCGGTACAAGTAGTAAATACAAAGGGGTATCTTACAGTAAAGCGGAGGACAAATACAAAAGCTACCTCACCTTAAAAGGAGAGCGCCTACATTTAGGATATTCTTCTGATGAAGAATTATTAGCCTGTCGGTATGATGAAAAAGTAATTGAGTTGACAGGGTGTATAGGAGGTACTAATATACAATTAGGTTTGCTGGATCTTACTGTGTTTCAGAAATATTTAATAGGACGCGGCAAGATAAACCTCCTACCCAAAGAGAAACGCATATCACTTAAAGCAAATATAATTTGACACACTCCAAGGAAGGGTGTATTCTTATTACAACTTAAACAAAGAGGAGAGATATTATGACTAAACAATTTAAATATCCTTGTGCTGTAGGACTTGAAGGGTTGACACAGGAAGATGGGATCAGACTGGAAGAGGCTTTTGCTAAGCTTGGTGTAGAACTTTACGATCAGTTTAGTAATGGCGATAGGACGGTGGCCCACTGGCTCTACTATGGTGTAGCTTACAGTAATGAGACTCAGGTATATGACAGTGTAGGATGTTTTGATTCAGATGACGATGCTGATAACGTAACTGTCTATACTTATGATGAAATTATGTCATTTGTAGAAGAACTTGAGAAACCTGAACAAACTAACTCAGATGGTTGGATTGAAAACACAGGAGAAGAACCTGAATACCTTCTTGATGGTGGTTCTATTGATGTTATGTTTAATGATGGTGAAATGATCAAAGGTGTTACAGATGATTGTCGGCGTGGCGTGGGCAATGGTAACGTTCCCTCAGCAGCTTATAATTTTAGTAAGGGCGATTTGAATTGGCAGATTAAATCTTGGAAGCCCTCTATAACTTCCTCAGTTAGCTCTGGATTGAGTTTAGAAGAAAAGGAATACCTTGAGTGGGGTAATTGGGAGGAAGGTGATAAGATAGTATTTTGTGGGTTTAGTGATAAAAACCAAGATCACTGGGAATATGAAGTAGGTAAAACTTATACTGTAAAGCGTAGAGGCGGCTATTCAACAGGTAATCTTGCACCTGAATCAGGAAATGGTGATATTCCAAGTCTAAACTGGGGATTCAACTTCAAGAAGCTTAACTCGCCAGCAACCTCACCAGATGTAGAAGCAGGAGCATCTGTGAATATTGAAGTAACTATCAACCTAGGTGAACTTAGTATTAAAACTGCTCGTGATAATGCTTTTAAAGTTTATCGAGACTTGAAGGTTATATTTGAGGAGAAGATTGTATGAATTATCCAGAATGTCCTTTTAAGGCGAAGGTTGTTGAGGCGTTTGATAGGTTTTCGGCTGGACAGGTAGTTACGATTCATGCTGTAGATACAACCAGTGGTCGTACATACTTTCAAACTGAATTTGAAAACGAAACTAGTTGGAGAGATTCAAGATTTAAAGTTATCGAGGAGCCTGAAGTTATAGAAGTAAAAGACCTCCACTATTATCAAAATTTGTTTCCAATTGGTTCCAAGTTTAAGGTAGTTTGTTCAAATGATAAGGGTCTTTGGGCTAAATTTGGAGATGAGTATACTGTAGGAGATGTTATTGAAACAGAGGATGGTATTGTTATAAGAACCAAAGAAGATCTCGAAAAGATGTATAAAAACCAATGGGTTTCTGTTGGTCGTTGTGAATCTTTACCTGAAGAAGAACATTTTGACGTAAATACTTCCGGTGCGCCTGAACCCATTAAGTTAGAAAAGCTCGCAGCCAGTGTATCTTTTGATTCAGATGAATTCGAAAAGGATTTTATTGAGTGGCTTTGTGCAAACATGGACTCATTGGTTAGTAAGTTCGCAGAAGAGACATTACTAAGTGATTATATCAGTGTGAGTATGAATAAATGAGTAAAATAATCTTATTTAATGCACCTAAGTCTACAGGGAAATCCGAGGCTATTAAATACTTAAGAGGTAGAGGCTTTCAGTTGACCTCTGCTGAATGTAAGAACCCTTTGCACGACCTAACCATGACTTTATTCGGGATTAGCCCTGAGCGTTATTGGGAGATTTATAATACTCGGGAATTGAAGGAAGTTCCTTTATCTGAATTTACAATAACATTCAACACTTTTGAGGAGCAGGTTGATTTTTGTGAGGTTATTGGGTCTATATTAGACTTATTTGGAGTCACGGAGAGATTTCCAATGGGGTTGACAAAAAGACTGTCAATACGTGAAGCGATGATCTACGTATCAGAAGTTGTGGTGAAACCTCGTTGGGGGGAAGACTGGTTTGGTAAGGAACGTGTTCGTAAAATGGATAAGGTGGGAGGCGTTTATATATGCTTGGATACTGGTAAGGAAACACCTGTACTATTCTGCGATGATAGCTGTGCATTTGTTGATGAATTGACACCCTTGATCAACTACTTAGGACAAGAGAATATCCTTCTTATTCGTCTTCACCGTGAAGGGTTTACATTCGAGGGGGATAGCCGTAACTATATTCCAGATGGTGTAATTACCAACACTGTGGATATTAATAACAACTCAACAGAACAAGAATATCTTGATGAGGTTGAGGAAGTAGTTAAGAGGTTCTTGGATGAAAAGAATACTGATTGATTGTGATGGTGTGCTTATTGACTCTGGAAAACTGTGGCTACGTTATCTAATGAATCACTACCAATTGAAGAAAGGATTCTTTAGTTGTTTACCTACTCCACTACCCTATAACCTAACTGAGTTATTCCTATTTGCAGATGAAGATAATGAAAGGTATTTAGGAGATGGGTTTGAGTATTGGAATAACTTTCAACTGTACGACAATATCACACCAAGAGAGGATGCTTCAGAGATCATACCCAAACTTAAAGATTTAGGTTATGAGATTGTCTTCTGTAGTAGGGTTATTGGTAATCACGGAATGTCTAAGGAGAAGTTCTTAAACAAATGGTTTCCTAACAATGACGGTATTGTATTAACTAAAGATAAACACTTAGTTAAATGTGATATGTTTATTGATGATAGTGTTGCTAATCTGAACAACATGTACCATAATAACCCAGAGGTTGATTGTTATAAGTTTAGGCTTGATTACAAAGAACCAGAAGAACCAATTAAAAACTTTAAGGTTGTTTACAATTGGTACACTATTTATGACATATTGAAGGAGAAGTTATGAATGTTGAGGAATACTTAAATATAAACGCAGTAGAGCAAAGTATCATTGAAAAGGGTTATTTATCATATGAAGATTTAATACAAATGACTGAGTATCGCCCTTGGTTCTTCAGAACACTCGCGGACTGTCTGGATATTGATCCGATAGATCTTAAAGACGTAGTGGCAAGTGGGGGAGTGAGTGTTGGTAATGTGTTTGAGGCTTTTGTATTTTATCGTGATGACCGACCGAAGATTTCACTACTAACAGGGGATGTAATTTATGAATAATATGCCAGAAAAACAAATATTGAATATTGACCTAAGCAACCCAGAAGATGCAGACAAGTATGAAGAACTCTCCCCTGTGTTCACTACTATGGTGGCTCTTGGTTTAAAAGAGTTAACCATCTGTGAAAGTATTAAACCTGAAGTGTTGAAGAAGAAGTTCACTATGGAATTCTGGGAAGATGGGGAAGGTATTGGTACTTTTACATTAAAGGATGTTACTGATGATAACTAAAGAACTTACAGTCCAAGTAGTCGATGACCTAATATCTGTTAAACTAGATGGTGAGGAAATTGTCTCAGGTAAGTGTTTCGGTAAACACTATAATAGAATTAGTACAACAGAGGATTACGGTTTTACCATTGATGTGGAGGAAGAAAGTGAAACAACAGATTAGAGAGTTTATGAGTAGTACGGGAATACTAGGTGCTTTGGATTATACAGACAAAACAACTCTCTGTTGTGATTTAGAAGATTTAGTCCCATTGCTACAAGAGGAATTAGATGAGTTTCAAGAGGCTGTTAATCAAAGGGATGTAGTAGAGACAGTTGATGCTGTAGTGGATTTAATGTACTTCCTACAACAAGCAGTAATTAAACTTGAACTTGCTGGAGTTAATATAGTTGAATGTTGTAATGAAGTGTGTTTAAATAACCAACTCAAATATACAACAAGTTATGAGTTAGCTGAGGGTTGGTTAGATGGGACTCCTAATCGTTATGTAGATGAGAATGTGGCAGAAGATGGTGTTACTTATTATTGTGTTAAAGATTTAGATACTCATAAGGTGAAGAAGTATAATAACTTCCCAAGTCCAGATCTAAAACAACACATTCCAGAATATTTGTATTGAGGAGAAGATATTGACAGAGATTAAATACAAGTCAGAAGTTATTGGTAAAGGTGGGATTAGTGCTCGTGTAGTTGCAAAGAGTGTTTCAGCTTATTCTGGTACAATTATTACAACTTGGGAATATGAAGCCCCTAAGTGTATTCTTGCTGAGTTGAACACACACAGAATGTTCTCACGTAATGCTCAGAGTAGTCGTGCTGTTCCAGTAAGTAAGGTAATTGATCAGATTCGTAATAACCCTGTTACTCCAGTTCATTGGGGAAGTAATCAAGCAGGAATGGTTGCTGGAGAGGAAATTGAAGAACATGTTAAGGTGTGGGATGGGAGGGATGCTAGAAGCTATTCACTAAATAGAGAGGATGCTTGGTATCATGCTGCTTGTTTAAGTGCTGATGCTATGAAGGCTTTCGATAATGCTGGCTACCATAAACAAATTGTTAATCGTATTGGTGAAGCCTTCACATTTGTACGTGGTGTTATTACAGCTACTGAAATTGATAACTTCTTTCATTTACGAGTACACCCAGCAGCAGATCCTTTCATTCAAGAGTTAGCTCGTTGCATGTGGGAAGCTTATGAATTAGCCGAAGCTGAAGTGTTGCGGGAAGGGGAGTGGCATACCCCTTATGTTGAACACTTCAGGGCAAGTGATGGTGATGCGTTCTTAGAATATCACCATAACGGTCTTGAGGTTGACGTTGAACGTGCTAAACAAATATCAGCAGCAGGTACAGCTCAAGTAAGTTTCCGTAAACTTGACTTAAGTGAGGAAACAGTGGATCGTGTGTATAGTCGTTTAGTTGACGATGAGACCCCACATGCAAGTTGTGTAGAGCATCAAGCTACTCCTATTAAATCTTTCGAGTTGCACAGTGCACTACAGTTTATTAACGGTTTTGAGGAAGGGGTTAGCCATGTAGATAAGGATTTAAACTTCTGGAGTGGTAACTTCAAACATTGGATACAGAATAGAAAATTAATTCCTAATGAAGTCTGTAATAATTTTAAATTACGAGAAGGAAACAAATAATGAGTGTACCGATTAGTTATAGTTTTAAAGATTTACTTTTAAATCCAGTGTTTAAAATGTCTGCTAAACAGGATGATAAAACTCTGATGGAGAAATGCTTCTATGAAGTGGGTATTGATACTTCACAACCTTATGAGATTATCCATTGCAACCACCGTACAAGGTTAAGCAATGAACCGTGGGAAGGGTTGATGGTGATAGGGGAAGAAAGACTTGATAAAGAATGGCTTAACTCTGGATACTCAAGCTATGAAGCTAAGATCCATACTAATGACCCTTACTTACGAGAGACATTAAAAGGTTTAGATCCTAATAAGATGAAACGTGAATTAGTTGGTGAGTTTGTTTATGATGAGGGGGATTGTATTTGATGAAAGAAGTAATTGTTTACTCGGCAAAATGGTGTGTTGGTTGTGCCTCAATTAAGAAAGGGTTAACTGAGAAAGGTATCACTTTCACTGAAGTTGATATTGATACAGAAGAAGGTATGTTAAAAGCTAAAGAGTTGGGTATCCGTAATATCCCAGTTACCGTAATTAATAGTGAGAAGTTTATTGGTAGTAGTCCAGAAGTATTTAAAGCTATTCTTAAGGAGATTGAATGAGCAAGGGTGAATTAGAATTTCCTGTGTATTCAAAAGATACACTACAATACTTACACAAGCAATATGACGCATACCTTGAGGTGTTTGAACCAGCATCAAGTCTTGCTGATACCCAGTTCAGTATACAGTGGCCTTGGAGTGAGTTTCCTGTTGAGGATGACATTCATCAAGTTAAGACAGAGTTTAGTAGTAAAGAAAGACAGGCTGTAATTAAGTCTCTGAACTTGTTTACCCTCTATGAACTTAAAGCGGGTAATGAATATTGGGGTGGTAAGATACTAAAAAGCTTTGCACCGCAGTGTATTAAAAGAATGGCTGTTGCTAATGCAAACGCTGAGCTTAATTCTCACGCTCCTTTTTATAATGCTTTGAATACACACCTGAACTTGGACACAATAGAATTCTATGAGAGTTACAAACAAAATCCTGTATTAAAAGGTAGAATGGACTTCATTGATGGTATTATTGGATCTAAAGATTTAGCTGCGTCTACTCTAGCTTTTAGTATGATTGAAGGTGCTGCTCTTTACTCTACATTCGCATTCTTGAAACATTACAATGTGAAGGGAGGTAATAAGCTTCGTAATGTTGCAAGCGGAATTAATTCTTCTGTTCGTGAGGAGAATTTGCATAGTCTTGGTGGTGCCTTGTTGTTTAACTTGGAAGCACAATACAACGAACGTCCAGTGGACAGTTACCAAGAACTTGCTTATGAGTTGGCAACTAAACTTGCAGAGCATGAGAAGGAAATTAATAGGGTAACTTTTAGTGATGGGGAACTTTCTACATATACGCTCACACAGGCCAACCATTTCGCAGAACACCGTGTGGATGTTTGTCTAATTAATGCAGGGTTTAAGCCTTTATTTAAGCCTAAGTATAACCCTGTAGCTGAGTGGTTTTATGATGACATTAACTCATTACGATTACACGACTTCTTTGCTCAATCAGATGGAAGTTACTCAAGTAATTGGGTTGCTGAATCTTTTGAGTTGGAAGATGGATGGGAGGTCAAGTGACTGACATATACACAGAATTAAGTGACGCCCGTAAGCAAGGGCAAGCAGAAGGGAAGTACCCAGATTGGTACACTACCGGAAGTTACCAAATGTTTAAATACTCCTACGAGTATCAAGCAGACGGTTTGAAAGAGCAGCTACAAAGAATCAGTGAATATTTAGCTAAATATTCCACCAAGCTACCTGACGTAGGTCACCCCAAATATGGTGAGATAGGGAAGCGGATTAGACAGTATCATGGGAGTACTGTTAAAGATGCATTCTTCTCCATTATGTGGAAGAACCATTTCCAGCTATCAACCCCAGCCTTGGCTAACACTGGGACAGATCGTGGGTGTTCTATTAGTTGTAGTGGGACTTATGTACACGACAGTGTTGGGGGGTTTTATGATGCAGCTAAAGAAATTGCGTTACTCAGTAAGAATGGGTTTGGAACCAGTGCTTATATTGGGGATGTAAGACCAAGAGGGCAAAAGATAAGTGCTGGAGGTAAGGCTACAGGCTCTTCTTTACCTAAAGAGATACTTCAGTCAACCGCTAAATGGATTAGTCAAGGCAATACAAGAAGAGGGGCAGTTGCCAGCTATCTCCCTATTGATCATGGAGATTTTGAGGAATGGTGTGATAGTCTACGTGCTAATCCAGAGGGTCAGAATATTGGTTGGAATTATTCTAATGAGGTAATTGCCAACTTAGGGAAAGATGCTGAACTACGGCGTAGACACAACAAGGTCTTAGCTACTCGTATGAACCGTGGTAAGGGGTATATCTGGAAACCAGACGTTGTTAATGCCCTACAACCAGAGTGGTACCCGAAATTACATGTGGCATCAAACCTTTGTACAGAAATCACTCTTTACGCGACATTGGATGAAACTTACACCTGTATTATTTCTTCAATGGTGGCGACACTCTTCCGAGAGTACAAAGACCAAGCTAGTGTTTTCTTAGCTATAATGCTATTAGATGCAATGGCTAATGAGTTCATCGAAAAACAGAAGGGTGTTATTGGACTGGAGAAAGCTGTAAGGTACACGGAAAATTGGAAGAGTCTTGGTTTAGGGGTTTTGGGTTTTGCATCCCTATTGCAAGAAGAGATGGTTCCTTGGACATCATTGGAGGCTAACTTCATTAACACTGAAGTATTCAGTCACCTGAAGAAAGAGTCCACCCTTGCTAGTCAATATATTTACGATTTCGGGGTTTGTGGTAAGAAGATGCAAGGTTGGGGGCAAGCACACTCGCACTTAAATGCTGTTGCTCCAAATCTGTCTAGTAGTGTTCTGGCAGGGCAGAAGTCGCAAGGTATTGAGCCTTGGTTGGCTAATGCTTTCATGCAAGATACCGCTAGTGGCAGTATGACTAGGATTAACCCACAACTCTTGTCATTGATGATGAAAAAGGGAATGGATGTTAAAAAGGTAGTGAGACACCTTATTGCTAACAAAGGTAGTCTGAAGGGGATAAAGGGTTTCACAGAAGAAGAGGTTCTTGTTTATGCAACTGCTTTTGAAATCCCACAAGACAGACTAGTTGATCTGGCAAGTGCAAGACAACCTCACGTAGACCAAGGGCAGTCGTTGAACACCTTCTTTTCGGCGGAAGAAGACCCTAAAGTTATTGCTAGGGTACATCAGAAGATACTTCTTGACCCTAACATAAAAGGGGCGTATTATTGTCGTTCTGAGAGTGGAGTACAAGCCAGCCAAAATGTTGCTTGTGAGGCATGTGCTTCTTAAGTAAAATATAGTCGACACAACATCAACTTAGTGTTTCAATAGCCTTGCTTCCACAGGAGGCTTTAATTTAATTAAATAGGAGATTTATGATTACATATTTTAAATTGGTAGCCATGACATTGTTTTTATTTGTAAACATTGGTATAGTGCTACCCTACTTGTTCTCAGCAGCAAGTACAGAATTAGTTATGCTGGGTTTTGCTGACGTTATATTATCTTTCCCAGCAGTCTATTACTTTATTAAATCATTCTTTAAAGGAGCAAAATAATTATGAAGAAATTACTTACAATTGGCATTATTGCACTCACATCAGTATTTGCAGGTTGTTCTAAAGTACCAGCGGGTAATGTTGGTGTTAAGGTTTACTTGTTAGGTGGGGCTAAGGGGGTGGACAGCGAAGTTCTTGGCACTGGTCGTTACTGGATTGGCATGAATGAAGACTTATTCCTATTCCCCACATTTTCACAAAACTATGTTTGGACATTAGGTAATGACGAAGGGAGTGAGAATGATGAGTCTATTAGCTTTGGTACTAAAGAGGGTTTGTCAGTAAGTGCAGATATTGGTATCACTTACAACATCCTACCTGATAAAGTGTCTGTGGTGTTCCAGAAGTATCGTAAGGGTGTAGATGAGATTACTGACTTGTATCTTCGTAACATGGTGCGGGATGCTATCGTCAAGGCAGCCTCTACACGCTCTATCGAATCTGTCTACGGTATGGGTAAGACAGACTTAATTGCTGAAGTGGAAGATACTGTCCGTAAGCAAGTTAAAGATATCGGTATTAATGTAGAGCGAGTCTACTGGGTCGGTGATTTACGTCTACCCCCTCAAGTGACAGGAGCTATCAACTCTAAGATTCAGGCTACTCAAATCTCCATCCAACGGGAAAATGAAATTAAGACAGCGGAGGCCGATGCAGCTATTGCGGTAACTAAGGCTCAGGGTGAAGCTGATTCTAAGCTTGCTCAAGCTAAAGCAGATGCAGAAGCTATTCGACTGATTGGTGATGCTGAAGCTGCAGCTATTCAAGCACGAGCTAATGCTCTTGCTAAGAATGAGAACCTAGTTGACCTAGTCAAAGCAGAAAAATGGAATGGTGTTCTACCAACGACAATGCTACCTAACAGCACGGTACCCTTTCTCGAAGTGAATAAGAAATAAATGTTGACAACCCTAAATAACTAACCTAATATACCCTGCATGGACTAGAGATAGTCTTTGCGGGGTTTTTGTTTATTTAACTAGAGGAAATTAATTATGACAGTAGAAATATTAGTGCTTATCTTAGTAGTGTTTATATTTTGGGTTACTGTAACTTCAGCAGGGGCTAGTGACAGCTGTGGTGGTGTGGCCTTTATCTTTGGATTACTCTTACTAGGAGCTAGCCTCATTCTTGGTGCGGAAGTTTATGAGACAAGTATTAAATCTTCTTGCGAAGAAACTTTACCAAGGAATCAAGAGTGTGTTATTATAGCCGTACCTAAAGATATTGAGGAGAAATAATATGAAAGTGAATAAAGATGTTATTAGACAGATTATTCTTGACTTTAATGAGTTCAATGACGGTGATGTGTGGATGTGTTGTTTTGAAGCTATTGTAGAAGAGTTCTTAGACACACAGGGTGGTAAGTATCGAATTAATATTGAGGAGGAATTAATATGAGTGATCTAAAGATTAAAGAGTTAGAACTTGAGATAGAGAAGATCAAACACGGTATAGTTGTACCACCTAAAGAGAAGAGACAGTTTAGTATAGGTTGGTTCATATTCTGGTTAATTGTGTTCTGGCCTATAGCTTTAATAATGGTAGTCTGGCACCTAGTAAGCAAGGATTAATATGAACTTCCCACTAGAACATTGCATTGAAACTAAACACCTAACCCAAGAAACTTACCAATGGTTGTTGACAAAGTTGATAGGAGAAGGTTATCATTGGCCTTCTGTATATGATAAGAGTGAGTTCTTTGGGTTGTGGGGATTTTGCGGTGTTAATAGCTATGGAGATATTATGCTATACTCCTATAAAGAATATTACCTTGATTACCCAGAAGATCCTTTCTGGAATGTGTTAACTAAAGAATGGTTGGAGGATTATTTAAATGGTGAATAAGCTTTGGGATTGTATTCTTGTTTTGCTGGCGGCTTCTTTTATTATAAGTGTGTTTCTATTAGTGGTGCCGGTATGAGTAAACTACGAGAGAAGGGTCAAGAATTCTTAACTAAATTACAAGAAGCTCTTGAAGATAAGGGAGAAAGAATGATAGGATACCAGTGGATTAATAGTCAGTTGTTTATTAGGATTACTAATAATGGGCAATTAGATGGGTATACATTGTATGACTGTGTTGGTGGTGTTAATTTTATTAGAACTTTTGGAGGATAATTATGAGTAATATGATTGGCGTTAAGTCAGGTGTGGATTGGGCAAATATCCCAAGTAAATATATTGCTGTGGATTCTGAGTATATTGGGGGCTATCAGAACTCTACAATATTCTGCTATATGGACTCAAAAGGGCATAGTAGATGGGACAGGTTGCTCTCTAGTGGTAACATCTATGATGAGGGTAGAAGCGATAACACGGATTGGGGGACAGACCGCTACATCCTTAAACAAGATGATCTTCCTCAACATGAACAGGAGAAGCAAATGGAATACAAATGTTTACAAGATTTACCTGTAGGTACTTTTGTTAAGTTTAAGAATGTTGGTGAAAACTATGCTTGTGTATGGACTGGAGAAACATTGGCAACGATGGCTCCACAATATGATCACTCAAGGTTATGGGAAGATGCTTCAATTGGCAATTTTGAAGGTTTTAATTATACATTCAACGGAGATTGTAGTATTGTCTCTTACTCAGATAAGTACGGAGGTGATTATAGATCTCTAGTGCCTGTTAAAGCTTCTACTAAAGAAACTCCTTGGAAGATTAAACACCTTAAATCTCCTACATACACTCGTGGTAAGGATGTAGCTCTGACTATTCTTTATCGTGTAGTTGATAATGTTGTACAGTATAAATACTCCATCTGCTCTAAAGAGGATATGTTCTGTAAACGTACAGGTGTTGAGGTTGCTAATAACTCTACCCTCTATAGTTATAAACCTGACATTACAACTGGTACAGCTTTACAAACTGCCCTTTATAGTCTCTCACAACACTCAGTCAGTCGTCAAGTTAAGAAACTGATTAATAATTTTCTAAACAGTAAGTGAGGGGTTGATGAAATTTGAAACCAGAATTAAGAAGTCTCTTAATGGACTGTACTACCCACAATACCGTAAAACTTACTGTGGTGGTTGGTTAAAGACATATTGGAATGATTTATATGGTTCTGAGAGATTAGATATTACTAGATGTTGGAGTAGTTTGTGGCAAGCCAAGGAAGTGTGTGATAATTTACATTTAACAGGTAAGCTTGTCTGCACTAAGGATATAGTTATATACCCATAAACAAAAAAGCCCCAACACCTATTACAGTGAGGGGCTTAAAGCTATTCTTATTTTATGTAATTATTATTTATTGTCATAGGTTATTAGTTTGTAGCCGGAGTAACCCAAAGAGATGCGTACTCTCCTAGAATATCTACAGTAGTCCCACTATTCTCAGTATAAATGTCTACATAATCGTCAGGTTGTAGTGTCAGGATCACTCGACAGGCGACATTCTCTGCTCGACCAGTCCCACTCATTGTAGTGTAGAATTCACTTTGTGCAACAGCAACCCCATTCAACCCTATATATAAACCTACCTCGTTATTATTCCCACTTGACAATGTAACAATAGCACTGACTGAGAAAGTCTTTGGCACAGCTCCTCTATAGTAAAGTTTATTGTCTACTAACTCAAACCTTTGAGAGACTGAGTTTAGTAGGAAATTACCTGCTAACTTATAAGCAACACCTGCTGTTGTGACCACTGTTGTGATCGCGTTACCTTCCATCCTAACATCAGCAATAGTATTAGAGTTGTTCACCCCTTTACAATTAGAAAACAAAGATTTATTATCGTTAGGTTGCACCCCAGTAAGATAGGAACCTCCTCCTGAAAAGTTTACAGTATCTAGGATATAACCCTCGACAGGAATACCCGCACTTGTAGAGGATGCTATACCGACGTTACCACTTGTGACTACGAAACTAGAGTATATTATTCTGAACCTTCTTGATATGTTCAAGGTTGCAGGTAAATTAATTAAAGTTCCTGTAGGTTGATTAAAGAATGTAGACTCTAATGCTATTGTCCCCATAGTCCCATCAAATGTGACACCAGCACTAAATAAGAAAGCACTGTCTTGCATGACAAAGTTTGAATAGTTTGAGATTAACCCCACCGTCTCACAATTGACAAAGTTCACGGCCACCCAATCTATAGCCTCTTGCCCAGTGGCACCTATAAACTCTACCGCCTGAGTTCCGGCAGGACTGGTTATGGATAGGTTTTGGATAGGGGTAGTGTCTGTACCAGAGATCATAACTTGCCCGTTGGGTAATCCAGTAGACGTTATTGAGCTTGTTTCAGAGCTGAAGCCTATCAGGGCATTGATACCTTCAAGTAATACTCTATTACCCTCTAAGTCTAT